AGGCTTGAACCTTTGCCGAACCCTTTCGGTCCAAAAGTGTTACCTATGTCTCAGGAATAAACCGTAACCCATGTGTCCAGAACGGACCCCGAGAAGGCTTGGCGCACCCGACAGGATTCGAACCTGTGACCTTTGGAATCGGAAGGCAAACGTGAACGTTTTTCCGCTGCTTCCTCTTGTTTACCCCATTTCGATTTTGCTATCCAGATCAAGCGGTAAGCCTTTTCCGCGATTACAACGGTCTGGATCAAATTTACCCTGATTTGCTTCCTGCCGCTTCCTATATGCTTCCTGTAGCGGGTGGAGTGAGCCAGTTTGGCTAAATTGACGAAGAGAATGATAGACGCCCTTGAGGCTCGCGACAAAGACTATTTCGCATGGGACGACGAGTTGCCGGGGTTCGGAGTCCGCGTCTGGCCGAGCGGACGCAAGACCTATGTTGCTCAGTATAGGGCAGGCAAACAATCGCGTCGTTTCAAGATTGGCATCCATGGTCCGCTGACGGTTGAGGAAGCCCGAAAGGAAGCCAAAGGTGTCCTCGGTGATGTCGCTCGTGGCGACGATCCGCAGCTTGATCGCTTGACCCGACGCAAAGCGCTGACGGTCAAAGAACTGTGCGATATGTATTTCGAGGCTGCGGATAAGGGACTGATCTTTGGCAAGCGCGGGAAACCGAAGAAGTCTTCGACACTCTATGTCGATAGGGGGCGTGCGACCCGACACATCATCCCGCTTATGGGTAATCGGCTCGTGCAGGAACTTACAACCGCCGACGCAATTAAAATGATGCGCGACGTGACGACCGGCAAGACAGCAGCGAACGAGAAAACAGGTAAGCTACGAGGGCGGGCGGTCGTCAGGGGCGGGGCGGGAACCGCATCGCAGACGGTGACACTTTTAAGTGCCATTCTAACCTATGCCGTTTCCGAAGGAATAATAGCGAATAACCCCGTGCGCGGTATAAAAAAACCTGCTGTGGGCAAGCGAACGCGGCGGCTTAGCGCGGCGGAGTATCGCGCGCTCGGTAAGGTGCTCGAAACATCCGACGATGAGCTGTGGCAAGGTATCATAGGCACCAAACTGTTTTTGCTAACCGGCTTTCGTTTGAGCGAAATTGCGGGATTGATGTGGTCTGAGGTCGATAAATCCGGAAGCTGCTTGCGCCTTGATGATTCGAAAGAGGATGCGTCTGTTCGCCCGGTAGGAAGTGTGGTGTTTGATGTGCTTGATAAGGTTTCGCGGTATGATCGAAACCCCTTCGTGTTGCCGGGGCCGCGAAGCGAGAACGGCCACTATACTGCGTTGGATGATGCGCTTGACCGTTTGACCGAAAAGGCGGGGTTGGAAGGCGTTACATCGCACACGCTAAGGCATTCCTACGCCAGCGTGGCAGGTGATCTAGGATTTACCGAGATCACAATATCCGCGCTGTTGGGGCATGCCGCGGGCAATGTAACGCAACGATATGTGCATCACCTCGATAGCGTGTTGATCGCGGCGGCGGACAAAGTGTCTAGCGAGGTTTTGAAAATGATGACAACCGATTCGCAAGGATAGGTCATGTTGAGTATCGCGACAGGCTGTGGGTTCTGCACAATTTAGAGGCTCGCGAAACTAGCTTTGCTTCCATCAAAGTGGCATGCCCTATTGCGAGCATGAGAAAATCGCTTATAAATCTCAAGGTTGAAGATGGATGCATGCAAATGGCGAGGCAGTGGAGCTCAATACGTTAAAAAAGCGGCTACAGGGCCACCTTGGGGATGGTCTAGTTTTGGTGATCGGCTCAGGGCTTTCATGTGCGGAGGGCGTTCCTGGCATGGGGCCGCTCGGTCGCCACCTTGTAACACACATTCCCTCAAGTTTATCCGATGACGATAATAAGCTGTGGGAGCAAATTCACCCCTCTATCCAAACCGATGGACTTGAGGCGGCGCTATTAAAACATGTGCCTACGCCGTCACTTGAAGCCGCCATTGTACAGAGCACCGGCGAATTCATTGCAGCCGCCGAAGCGACTATCGTTGCAGAGATCTTTAGTAAAGCAAGGACGCTTCGCCTCACGAAGCTCATTCCTCATTTGCTAAGGCCTGACACCGGCATTCCAATTGTTACGACAAACTATGACCGGCTTGCCGAGATCGCGTGTGAGGAAGCAGGTCTTGGTGTCGACACCATGTTCTCTGGTCAGTTCGCGGCAAAGCTGGAACCACAAGAAACATATTGGAGCTTCTGCCGCGGCGCGAAATTGGTAGGCAGGAATGTCCGCTACAAGTTCGCGAATAAGGCGAATGTGTTTAAGCCTCATGGAAGTCTTGATTGGTATCATAGGGAGGGCAGTCCTGTTCGCTATGCCGGCGTGCTTCCGCTTCCTCGCCTTATAATTACGCCAGGGTTGAATAAGTTCAGGAACGGTTACGAAAGTCCCTTTGACAAGCATCGTGAGAAAGGGAACGACGCCATAGACAAGGCAAGAAGGTTCCTGATCATTGGCTACGGGTTCAATGACGATCACCTGGAGACGCATCTCACGCCTCGCATCAGGTCCGGCGTGAAGACAGTTATATTGACCTACGAGCTATCACCGAAAGCTAAAACAATTTCGATAGAAAATAAGAATGTCGTGGCCATCGAGTTCCGCGAGACGGAAGGTATAAAAGGGGCCAATATTGTCGTTGATGGAGCCGAAATATTTTATCCCGGCATTGAATACTGGGATTTGGATGGATTTGTGAAGGGAGTTCTGTCGGCATGACAAGTATAGCGCTCGAGTTTACTGATAATGACAAGATTGGGCGGGTGGCCGGTGTTGATACCAGCCGTGTGGCAATCGACGTCACAAATTCCGAGATGTTAACTCGTGTCGGGATCGGTCAGCTGATTGCCATTAAAGGTGCAACGCAGGCGGAATTTCTGATTGCGATGACCGACCGAGTGACTCGTTTACTTCGCGAGGAGCTTCCCGATCCAGAAGGGGGCGACTTTGCACCCCTGACGGTCTCACCAGCGGATCACATGCAGGCGTTCGTCATTGGTACGTATCGCACGGTGGATGGTGATAGGGCCAATACCTTTAAGCGCGGAGCTGATAGCTTCCCCCAAATTGATCGCGATTGTTTCGTCATTGAGGGGGGGAATCTTCAGCGCTTCATGGGTATCCTTGGAGCGGGTTTTCCGGAAGAAGAGAGATTAAAACTTGGCACTTTCGTCGCCGATCGGAGCGCAGACGCAATCGCGAGCGGTGATCGTTTTTTCCAACGTCATGCAGCAATCCTGGGAAGTACTGGGTCTGGCAAAAGCTGGGCTGTCGCCCTCATTCTCGAAAGAGCGGCTAAGCTCAAATATCCCAACATCGTTGTTTTCGACATGCATGGGGAATATGAGCCACTTGCGGATAAGAGCAAAGGGGGCTTCGCGCAGCGGTTCCGGGTCGCGGGTCCTGGCGACCTCGCCGCGCCGAAAGATGACACGCTGTTTTTGCCATACTGGCTATTGAACCGCGATGAAATGCTGTCAATGATATTGGACCGCAGCGATCAGAACGCTCCTAATCAGGCTTCTCGATTTACCCTTCATGTCCGTGATCTGAAGGGAGCGACGTTGGATAAGTCGGGCAAATCCAAGGTGAAAGAGACCTTTACAGTTGACTCGCCGATCCCATACAAAATCGAAGACCTCGTCGACAAACTTAAAGATGACAACACCTCCAAAGGTATATCAGCGGCGACTGGTAAGCCCGTTACTGGTGAGTGGGAAAATAAGCTTACACGCTTCCTCTCTCGTCTCGAGGCGAAGCTGGATGATCGCCGCTATGGGTTCATGTTCGCACCACCGGCGGAAGCCTTAGATTACGGATGGCTCGCCAAGCAAATTGTCAAGCTTTTGCGCGCGGATTCGGGCAATGGGATAAAGGTGATCGATTTCTCGGAGGTTCCTGCAGATGTGCTTCCAGTCGTTACGGGAACGCTAGCTCGTCTCCTCTATGACGTACAATTTTGGATGAACACCGATGCTCGGACGCCAGTCACTCTTCTGTGCGATGAAGCCCATTTGTACTTACCAGTAAAAGATGATGCTGATTCAGTTCAGAGACAGGCGCTATGGTCATTCGAGCGCATCGCGAAAGAGGGAAGAAAGTACGGATTTTCATTGCTTGTAGTAAGCCAAAGGCCCTCTGACGTGAGCAGGACTATTCTTTCTCAGTGTAATAACTTCCTTGCCTTGAGGTTGACGAACGACAGTGACCAGAACGTAATCAAGAGATTGATGCCAGACTCCCTCGTTGGCCTTACCGCTATGCTGCCGTTGCTCGATACTGGCGAGGCATTGCTGTTGGGCGACGCCGTCCTATTGCCAACTCGGATCAAGCTCGATCAACCGCAGGTGAAACCTGACAGCGCAACGCGGGATTTCTGGAAGGAATGGGGCTCAATTATGCCTGATGAGGTGCTACTTGAAGCGGCGGTCGAATGTTTGCGTAGTCAGTCCCGGACAAGCTGATTCGAAGATTGGGGCGGGCGCAGGCGAAGTCTAATTAAAACAGTTGCAGGTGAGTTCCGTCAGAGCGGTCTCAATTTTCGATATCCCAAAGTTCCTGTTGCCGGCTTTGGCGCTTTCTGGAACAGGGCTTGTCGCCAACCACTACTTTGCGATGAAAATGGTGCCCATGCATTTTACCAGCAGTGACACACGCCCACTCCCCCCCAATTCGCTGTTCAAATACCTCGCGCCAGAACGAGTCAGCGACGTTCTAGGGGCTGGAACTCTGAAATTCACTCAAATGTCGAACACCAATGACATTTTCGAGGTGCGAAAGACTTTTGAGCGCATTGCTGGCCCGCGTTTTCGCGAGTTAATTGCGAGCATAGAGGGAGACCTTGCCTCTAAACCCACCCTTGAAGCCAATATCATCAAGGCGCTTTCCGAGAGATTGGGAAGGGCGCCGAATCGGAAGGAGCGTCGTACAGCGCTCTCGGAATTTTACAAACAGGGAAAGGAAAAGCAATTTCGTGACGGGCTTGCTTTTGAGGCAAGCCAGCTCGCTGATCAATTCGGCTCGGACGAAGCTCGCGAATATTTTCTCGAATTGGTTGGCACCGGCATGCTTTGTCTGTCTCTATCCGAGGATTTCGGCATTTCGCCGATGTGGGCGCATTACGCTAGCAATAGCACTGGTTTTGTAATCGAATTTTTCACGAACCATTGGTGGTTCAAGAGCGAATCGGACGTGTCCAAAACCAGATTGCACCAAGTCCATTACAGCGATGGTATTATTGATGAGTTTCTTGAAAATCCAGAAGCAGCATTTGGCTCCAAAATGACGTCCTGGTCCTATGAGAAAGAGTGGAGAATGTATTGCAGCCTCGACCAAATAGAGAAAACTATACCTTTGCAGCCAGATCCAATCCATCTTATCGGGTTTCCGAGTGATTTGGTGAAGTCGATAATCGTCGGGTCGCGAGCGTCGATAGAAACGCGGACGCAAATTCAGACGGTGGTAGCGACTCAATATCCGCATGCTAGCATCCATCTAGCCACACCAAATAATAGAACCAGCTTAATCGAACTTACCGATCTATAAAGTATTCCCAAAGTTGGCCTCATGTACCTGCTCCGAGTCAGGCTTAATCTTCGCTGTTAGAGTAAAGCGCCATGAGCGAGACGTCACCGTTACGGCGTCGTAGGCTACGCCTGCTTAACCCCGCTCCGAGGTTGAGCGAACGGCCTTCGACAGACGCTCTTCTGCCCAAGCGTCCAGGTCCAGAATGTGATAGAGCGGAATGCGTCCGCTATATTGCATAGCTGGCCCGCCACCCACCGTTGCCATTTTGGCGAGCGTCGAAACAGCAATGTCGATGCCATGCTTTGTGGCAAGATAATTTGGCACGTCGCTGCGGCGTAGGCGAGGGCGCTGCGGCGGCATGATGATGTCAATTGTTGCGTCGGGTATGTGCATCTAGCGTTTTCCTTTTACAATACGGATGGATTCCACGAGGCCGGAGCGCAGGCGGCGCGCCTTCTGCTCGGCGTGCAAGGAGTTGCCGGCGGCGGTGGTGATGGTAGTTCCGTCATAGAAGCGGACACGAAAAAGCGCCTGCTTCGATGCGGGTGTGGCAATGATCGACTGCTTCATATGCCTTGCTCTGTTAGATGGGCAGCGTGAGTACCAGCATGGTGAGGGCCATGGTGGCGGTGATGAGACCGATTGCAGCGCAGAGCGCGCGCATTTCCTGAGTGAGCCGAGGCAGGCTCGTGGGTGTCTCTGTCATTGGGGAAATGCGGAACATGATGTGATCTCCGTTCATCCGCTCGGGAAGCAGGCCAGAAGCCGGAGCGGATGTAGATCACGCAGCGCATGCGTCCTCGGCGGCGCGCAGAAGTTCCGCCGCTTCCGGCGCGTGCTTTTCGATTTCGTCTTTGGTGAAGCCCTCGGCCCTCAGCTCGGCCTCGGTCACGCCACTGCCGCGTTCGCGTGCTAGATCAGCCATCTCTCTCGGAATATTGCGCATTGCTTTCTCCATCCGGTCTTGGGTGCGGGTTGTTGCTGCCGGTCCAGTGCGTCACCGCGTTAGCGGCGCTTGGATGGATCATTAAGTTTCATAAGTTGCAACTTTTTACAAGAGCTTAGAGTTTCATAAAATGCAACTTTTTTGAGTGTGGCGTGAAACTTCGTGGAATCTTGTTGATGCGCCAGCACTTCATTACGATACCCGCTTGACGAGTATTGCTGGCATTTCCGATGCCGTTGCTTGTGGGTGGGGTGTTCTGGTGGCTTATTTCGAATATGAATTCAAAAAGGTGAGTACGGGACGGCGCAGCAAGCGCAACCGCTATGCGGTTGATGAGGCCGGGCTTAGGGCCGCGCTTGCTCATGATCAGCAAGTTGGCGAAGTATTCTCCGTCCGCCTGGGTGAAGCTATTCCAGCCTCCGATGCGCAGCTCGACTATCTACGCGACCTTATAGGTCGCCTTCCAAAGGCTGGGTTATCGATGTTGGAGGCGTCTGACTTGATAACGAATGCCAAAGATCTGCGACATCCTGCGGACGAGCGCGACCGACGATTGGCGGAGCGCTTTGGGGCGGATTTTACGAACTACTCAAGTCGAGCGGCGATATTTGATCGGATCACCAGCAAGTGGATTGATGAGGTGCATCTCGCGAGATGGTTTGTTTACCGGGTGTATCGCGACGGCTTCGATAGGGGCGCTGTTGATGGAGTTGACGATCCTGACCACGAGGTCCTAGCGGGAATAGCTGCTGAGATGGTTTCAAGTCGGGATCTGTGGCTGTCATTATATGACGCTGCAGGTGCTTCTTTCTGCGGGTTTCGTTGGTTTGGTGCTCTTCCGACGCCCGAGGGGGTGCACATAATTGGCGATCACGAAGGGGAGGCCTATGAATTCGTCGCTTCCCGGCTCGATGTGATGGGTCTAATTAGCCGGGCTTCAAGGCAGGCACGTCGGCAAAAGGGCGACTTCGTCAAAGAGGACTTGCCTGATGGGCGAGCGTTGGATGGTCAAGCTCAAGTAGTATCTTCCAAGCCGCATAGCGGATCGACTTTAGTAGGTGCGATTATTTTTTTGGGAGGCCTTCTGGCAATGCTTCTGATTATGCGGGCGCTACTGTAGCCGCCTATTTACCATCCGTGCCAGTGCTATTTCCTTGCTGATCGAAAAAGAGCTTGAGCATTGAAATCGCCCGTTCTTTTTGCTCTTCGGTTTTGTCCCTGAAAAACTTCGCTAGCCAGTCATCATGGGGTTCGCGAAACAATCCTTGCACGTCCGTGCGGAACAGGGCCGCTAGCTTCTCCAGATATTCAGGCTTCGGGAGTGTGCCCTTAAACCACTTGGAAACAAGTCCTTTGTCGACGTTCAATTCTTCGACGATGTTAACCTGTTTGAGGTGACGCATCTCCGCCCACTCTGGAATGTAGTGGATTCTCTGCGGTGTCTTGTTCGCGTGAATAGGGCTGATGTTGCTCATGTTTCAACTTTACTTGCGTGACGAACGGAAAGCGTTAGTGCATCGTGAAACTTGGCCTCTTGCAAAAAGTTGCAAGTTATGAAACTTATCGACCTATGGAACATCCCATTGCGAAATACCGGCGTGAACACCAATTGACGCAAGATGCGTTCGGCAAGCGCGTTGGCGCGACCAAAGGCATGGTTTCCAAGTGGGAGGCCTGCCGTGTCTTGCCACGTCCGTCGCTATTGGTTCGGATCGAAGAGGCATCGAGTGGAAGCCTATCAGCAGGCTCAATCGTTCGCTCGTTCGTGGCGGCTTCTCATTTTTATGAGGCGGGAGATTGACCCACCTATTCCGTCTTTCGCGCGGCCAATCCTCCCTGCCTGCGGCGCCCCGCCCTGTGGCGCTTTCCTTCTTGTCGCCCGGCGCGGTGAAATCTCGTTTTGCATGTGGACCTCCGTAGCTTCCTAACGCCCTGAATTTCTCATCTTCGATCAATTCCCACCACGGGAAAAACACTGGGAAATTCCCGGTGCGGGAAAGGCTTTGTCTCATGATTCAAACTGCATGGTTTCATCGTATCAAGGCAGCACAGCGCGATCTTATCCGGCTTGTCGGCGGCATCGAGCGAGCTGCGGAAATCTCTTCGATCTCGAAAAGTCATATCGGGCGCATGAACAATGCGACGGACCCGGAAATGATGCCGTTGCACGCCGTTTACGCCCTGGAAACTGATTGCGATGTGCAGGTCGTCACCTCGGCGATGGCGGAACTGCACGGCAAACGGCTGGTCGAGCCGGGAGGCGAACGCGGGGCAAATCACTGCCTTATTGCTGCCTATTCCGACGCGGTTCGCAAGGCCGGCGACCTTATTTCCGGCGGAGCTGTCGCGATTGCCGATCTGTGGGTGACGCCTGCGGAGGCGGCCAAGATGGACCGGGATGCGGCGGAGCTGGAAATCGGGATTGCGGCCTATCGAAAGGTGCTCGCCAGCGTCAAGGCGTCCGGCGGGCAAAAAGTCGGCTTCCATGTGGTCGGAGGCGGACAATGAAACCTCAAACCGATCACGCCATTGATGAGCTGATGTCCCGCCCCTTGTCCGAACGTGCAAGGGGTTTTCTGCGTGAAGTGCAGTTTGCCGGCGGACGCATTGAAATCGCAACCGGCCTTGGCCGTCGCCAACTCGCGCTGGAATGCCGCCGCGGCGGCTATCTGCATATTTGCGAAGACGAACGGACTGCGAAGCTGACTGGCCTCGGGCAAGCCTACCTCGATCGATTGATGAGGGCGAACTGATGGCCGGCTATTCATCCGTAAAACTCCCCAAGCCCGGTCCGAACGCGCTAGCGCTCATCAAGACAGCCGTTAGCGAAGGCGTCGTGAAGGCGACAGAGCCAAGGCATGTGACGGCGGCAAACAATGCCGTTGGTAACGGCTATCTGAAACGCGATAAGCAAGACGCGAAAACCTACTATCCGACCGAGCGCGCCCGCGAAATGCTTGCTTTGCTGCAAGGCATAGCGGAACCGGGCGACTTGCCCGTTTCTGCGGATATCTCTCAAAATTTGTCGGATATCCTGCCCTCTGCCGACGCCTCCGGGCTGGTGGCGCTTGTCGAGCAAGCTGGTGAACTTCTGGATGCGGGTGATGTCGTCAACGCTCGCATTATTGCATCCATCGCCTATGCGCAAGCCAAGACGGCGGCGCAGTTCGCCGAGCAGATCGGCGCGACGGAAAAGCTGGTCGCCAAGGCACGGCGTATGCAGGGTCTCGCGTTGCTGATCGAAACCCGCGCAAAAATAATCATCGCCGACAAGTGGGACGAGGCGCAGGCGGCAGGCAAGATTTCGAAGGGAGGGAGGCTGAAACCCGTTTCCGATGGAAACGGGTTAACTGCTGCGGATACTGGCCTTTCGCGCAAGGAAATCCATGAAGCGCGCAAGCTGGCAGCGGCGGAACATCGCGAGCCGGGCATTGTCGAGCGCGCAATTCAGGCGCGGCTTTCTGCCGGGCTTGGGCCGACGCGCGCCAATCTTCGGGCGGCGGTGGGCACGGCGAGCGCGACGAAGGAAGCGCGCGGTAACAATCTTTATGAAACCCCGCCGGAAGCGATGCATACGATTCTAGCATTCGAAACCTTTAGTGCGACCGTGTTTGAGCCGGCCTGCGGGCGCGGCGCGATTACCCGCATGCTCGAACTGGCCGGCTATGGGGTCGTCCTGGCCGATCTGATCGATTACGACACGGCGGACCAGCACGGCGAAATACAGGCGGTGCAAGACTTCCTGACTTCACATCCGCCGGAAAGCGGATCTTACGACATCGTGACGAACCCACCCTACGGCGATGTTCTGAATGCTTTCGTCGCCCACGCGCTGCGCGTTTTCCGCCCGCGCAAGATGGCTTTACTGCTCAACCTCAATTTCCTGTGCGGCTTTGCGGACGATGATCGCAATTTCGCCATGGACGATTGCCCGCCGTCCCGCGTCTACATCTTCAAGCACCGCCTCCCGATGATGCACCGCGACGGATGGGACGGCGAAAAGGCCAGCAGTCGCATGAATACCGGCTGGTTCGTTTGGGAGCTGCAGGAAGACGGCACCTACGGCGACAAAGAGAAGTGGATACCAACGCGGCGCGTTGACTGGCAGGACTACATGCCTGCCGAAGCGGCGCAGACGGTGGAAAGCGAGGCGGCATGAGTGTGATTTTGCCAATCGTTGAGCTGCTTGCGGATTGCAAGACCGACGCCGAGCGCGCGCAATGGCTGTTTGCGTGCCCTTCCGCCGTTCTGTATCGCGAGGACGGCAGCATACGCGCCATTCTGCGCAAAGCGGGGCTTCAAGCGGGGATCGATTATCTCGATGTCGAGCTTTCGGCGATGCGTGCCGTTCGCGGCCCGCTCGGCATGCTTGCCCCTAAGATCAAAGAGTCGCTTGACGGCGCAACCCTGGAGCTGGCAACGACTGTCGGCATGGTGAGGGCGATATGATCTTACGTCAAATCGTCCAGGCTGATCATCAAAGCGCCAGCAATTGCTTTCAATGCTTCGATCGATCCCGCCTTTTTGCCGGTCTCGATCTCGGACACGTAGGGCTGAGACAGTCCGGTTTTCTCGGCAAGCTCGGCCATCGTCATGCCGCGATGCTTGCGAAAAACACGTGCCGGGTTTTCGCCAGCGATCAGCGCCTTCACGACGTTGTCGGGCCAAGTCTCTTCGCCAGCGTCAATGCGTGCCTTGACGGCGCGGGCATCGACGATGTCGAGCAAATCTTCATAGTCCGCTTCGGGCATGAGCACGTAGCCCTTGCCTTCGATAGTGATGCGATTGATCTCGCCCATGGTGGTCTCCTATTCCTTGTAGATATCGCCGCGCGGGCCGGCTTTGACAACCAATACCGTCATGGTCTGGTCATCGATGATGACGCGATCCTGACCGACACGGATGCGGAAGAATTCGCTTCCTTGCAGTTTCTTCAGATCGACCGCTTCGCCATTCGCAAATGCTTCGACCTTTGCAACGATGGCGGCTGCGCGCTTCGGCTGCATTTTGCGAAGGGCTTTCGTGGCGTCCTTGCTGTAAGCGATCTTTTTCATGAACTTTATATAGCCAATGGCGATATTTCGCGCAAGCGAAAATATCGCTATGGGCGATTAAAATTGCGACGCGAGGCTTCGCTATGAGCCAAGAATCTAACATCCGGCGCGGCGTGCGCAACTCGGGTTATGTCCCGATCCCGAACCGTGTCTTTGAAGATGATCGCCTCTCCATGGAAGCGCGCTGGCTGCTCGGCTACCTGCTTTCCAAGCCCGACAACTGGATCGTCGTTATCGGCGATATCATGAAGAAGGGCGGCTGCGGGCGCGACAAAGCACGCAAGATGATCGGGGAGCTTGTCGAGTTTGGCTATGCCGAACGCGAGCAAGGGCGCGCTGATGGCAAGTTCGGTGCGTCCATGCTGGTAATCTTTGACGAACCCCGCGCGTCCGCGTCGGATGATCAGTCCGGCCAGAACGAAAGTGTTGCATTTCTACCGCAGACTGAAATGCCGGCGCCGGTAAAACCGTCGCCGGTTTTGCCGGCGCCGGCAAAATCGGCACTTAGTAATAACTTATATCTAGCAAATACTGATTATCAGCAAGAGAGAGATGCGCGCGACGAAGGCTCGGAAGAAAAGCCCGAAGCCGTCGAGCGCGCTTTCCGTCGCTGGTATGCCAAATGGCCGACGCGGGACAAAGACAGCGAATATGCTGGCCGGAAGGCGTGGCAGAAGCTCTCGCAAGAGCAGCGCGCCGAATGCATCGCCAAATCTCCGACCTACATCGAGCGGGCCGAGAAAGCGAAAATATCGGTTCCGTGGGCCGGGGCTTACCTGACCGGGCGAGATTGGGAAAAGCTTGAGGACCCGAAGTCGGACGTTGCTCTGCCAATCGTCCACAAGCCGTATTCGAGGGCATGGCACGCCGGACGTTGTGCCGAGTTGCTGAAACCCGCATCGGCCACGATGCCGGCATTGCCGCCGTTGCTCCGGTCCCTCGTGGCCGAAGGTGGCGAAAGGGCTGATGCCATCCTGCGGGACCGTCGCATCAAGCATGGCTGGCCGAAGGTCAACACCATGGATGAGCGCGTACAGGACCGTAAGGGCATGACGGTTGCTCCGAACGTCTTCCGCGTCTCCGAAGGTTTCGACAGCGTTGGCCGCACTGGCGAGTTGTGCGCGGCATGGGAGCGGTTCTTTGCCAGAACCGGATTGCCATGGGTGCCAACGCCAGACGGGAACGTCGAACGTTTCTTTTTCCCGCCGGTCTCATCCGAAATCACTGACTTGGACGCGGCGGTTAGTGAGGCGTGGTTTGCATTTGAACGGCTAGTTAACGAGGGAATTTCCAATGATGCATAACGTGAAAACCTACGCCGCCTGCAAGACGGTTGATACTACCCTCTACGACGCATCGAAGTTCGACGCTGTGCTTGATCGTGTCGTGGCGCGGAAGCGAATCAAGGCGACCATGCTCTCCATGGCATCCGAATCGCACCCGTCGTTCGCCAGCAAGGCGGCGTGGTTTGCGATCCAGACCCCTGACCATCGTGAGCTGGTTGTAAAAAAACTTTTGGATGACGAAAAAATTGTCACGGCATTTCCGATGGTGCCGGGACCTCGCACCTACAAACGCGGACGAGTTTCTGAGGGCGAGAAGACGCCTTTGCTCGCCGGCTATCTCCTCATCAAAATTGTTCCGTCGCCCGCTGCCTTCGTTGGTCTGCGCCAAGTAAAAGGCGTGGTCGATATCGTTGGCGGGTGCGAAAAGCCGTGGCGTGTATCACAGGAAGATGTGAGCCGATTCATCGCTTTGACGGATCTGGAATTGCGCGCCGCTGCGGATTTTGAGTTCAATCTGGGCGACCGTGTGCTCTTCGGCTTCGGTCCTTTCAAGGGGATTGAGGGAGTGATTGAGAAGCTCCACGCGACCCGTCTGCATCGCAACGACAGCCCGGCTATGCTGCATGCTGACATCACAGCTTGCGTTCATGGACAATGGCACAATCTCAAGCGTACCCCTCTTGCATTGCTCGAAAAGCTGTGACTAGAAAGGGTCAGGTTGATCTGATGATCTCGGTTAGCGTTTGACCCGCCCGACAAGAACGGGCCGGAAGTGAGGCAAGAGCCTCCGCGTGGGTAAACCAGTCAGACCCTGCTTGAATGGCCTCGTTGGAGGCATCGATTCAAGCCCGGTGCTACTGCATTGAAAAAATCATCATCATGTCGAAGGCGGTCCAGAGTGATCGCCTTTTCTGTTTCCCATAGGTAGGGCCTGCCGATGACCGCGCTATCCATGCAATGGGTTGACCGCAACCTGTCGGAGTACGGCAAGCGTATCGGTGCGCTGAAAGAGCGCTTCCCGAAAGTTCTGCCGCGCATCGTCAATCAGGTCGGCAATCGCGCCAAGACCGTTGTCATTCGCGAGCTGACGAAGCAAACCGGCCTGCCGCGTGCCACCATCGTCAGAGCCATTGGCAACCCATCGGCGGCGCGGCCCGGCAAACTCTACTACGACATGACGACGCAAGGCGGGAACATTCGTTTGAAGTTTCTGCGCCCGAAGGAAACGCCGGCTGGCGTGGTGGCGCGTCCGTTCGGTAAGCCAACGCTCTATCCCGGATCGTTTATGCGGGGTGGTCTCTTCCCCGACCGCAAGGACGTTCCACGGTTCAACGGGCATGTCTTCTATCGCCTGAACAGATCGGGCACCAAGATCACCTTTGCGCGGTCGGGCGTATTTATCCCGAAGGAAATGACGACGGGCGCAACCTCTGCTGCCTTCCATCGGCTCGCAGCGCCGTTGCTCAAGGAACGGGTCGAAGCCGCCTTGAACAAGCTGGTCCCCTGACAGGGGCCACCCCCTCGACCCCTCCGGGCCGGGCACCCCCCACCCCCCCATTCAGGGACCGGTTTGCCGACATCTTCCATGGACGGGCCTGGGGGACTGCGGGATTTCGCCAGTAGCACTTTCGAAAAGCGGTACACGGATACACGTTCTGCACGCGTGTGGATGCACGGATGGATTTGATGACCGAGGAATGGATATCGATCACCGACGCCGCCGCTCGCTTGAGCGCAGTCGGTGACCGGATCGACCGCTCGACGCTGTCGCGCTATCTGAAACAACATGCCGAGGCTCTGCCGCTAAAGGCGGACGGCAAATCGAACCTTGTCGAATTTGGCGCACTCGTTGCCCATCGCAGCGAGAATATCCGTATCAGGACGGAGGTGGCTCCGCTGTTCGTCCAGCCGGCCGGTGCGTCAGCTGCGGCCTCAATGCCATCTGCACCGCCGCCCCGTCTTAAGGGCACGCAATCAGACGGTGCCGCCCGTAAGGCGCAGGCGGAGGCCGAGCTGAAGGAAATGGACCTTGCCGAGCGTCGCGGCGAATTGACCATCGTTGCGGAGGTCGATCAGGGCGGGCGCGATGCAATCGCTCTGATGCAGAGCGCATTCGAGCGCGCCATTGAAACGGAAGCCGCCGGCTTGTCCCTCAAATACGGATGGGATGAGCGCATGGCCCGTCTCGCGCTCAAAGGCTTTGCGAGGGAGGGCTTGAGCGTCTTCAACCGCGAAATCCTGAAGAGGCTCGACGGAATGCGGCGGCAGTCCGAAGCGGGCGGCGATGGCCAATACCATGAAACAGGGCAGGCTTTGCAGTGAGCTTTCACGATCTCCGGGCACAGTTTCCAGAGCTGTCAAATGGCGCAGCTATCCTCTTTGGGGGCTTGGCCGCAGCAAGCCGTCCGGCGGAGGATTTGACGATAAGCGAGTTTGCTGATCGTCATCGCAAGGTTTCGCCGGAATCGGGTTCGCCCTGGCCCGGCGACTTTCGCACCGACCGTGTGCCATACCTGCGCGAGCCGCAGGATTGCTTGCATCCCGATCATCCGGCCCGGCGCGTGACATGCCGATGGGCCGCGCAGCTTGGAAAATCGACCGCAATCGAAAACTGGTTCTGCTTCATCGTAGACCAGGCGCCCGGTTCGATGATGATCGTTCTGCCGACGCTCGAAGAGGCAACCAAGTTCAACCGCATCAAGCTTCAGCCGACCATTGAGGCTTCGAAGCGCATTGCGCACAAGGTCTTGCCGGTCAACAGCCGTGACGAGCAGGGAAGTACCACGTCGTTCAAGCGCTATGCCGGCGGCTTTTGCCAGATCGTCAATGCAGGCTCCTCCAAGGGCTTGCAGATGGTATCGATCAAATATCTCGCGATGGACGAGGTGACCGGCTATCCGAAGGACGTGGACGGTCGCGGTAGCCCTCGCGATCAGGCCCGCGCCCGTCAGAAGATGTATGGCGATCTCGCAAAAGAGTGGCAGGGTTCCACGCCGGGCATAGCGGGTGAATGCGCGATCTCGGACGACTTCGAAAGCGGCGACCAGCGTTTCCGTTACATGCCTTGCCCACATTGTGACATCTATCAGCCGATCACCTTCGACATGATGCGCGGCGCTGACAAGGAACGAGGGCTACCGGTTCACGTTCGATGCATGCGCTGCGATGGTGTGATCCTCGACGGTCACAAGCGGGAGATGGAAGAGCGGGCACACTGGATTGCCCGCCGAGTCCAAGAAGGTGAAGAGCCGGTTCCGCTTGAGATTGCGGCGGACGAAATAGGTGATTGGATTTGCCCGCCCTGCGAAGGGCGATGCCGCGACTGGCAACCGAGCTATCATTTATGGGCAGGATATGCGGTTCGCGAAAAGTGGACGGACATCTGGCAGCGATGGGTAGATGCGCAAGGCGATACCACGAAGCTGAAGGCGTTCTATCAGCAGGATTTGGCGGAGCCGTACGATCCGGGCGGCGTGACGGTCGAATGGGAAAAGATCGTCGATGCCGCCAGAGACGAGATGATCCCAACCGGTATCGTACCGTCGTGGGCAGCGTTGCTTGTCTCCGCCGCCGATGTTCAGGGGTACGGCATCAAGTGGGGTGTCTATGCCATCGGTCCGCGTGAGCAATATTGCCTCGTAGACCGGGAGATTTTCGAGGGTGCGCCCGATCAGAGCGACGAGCCTTGGATCAAGTTGTCCGACGCCTTGAGCCGGACCTACCCGACATCAGGCGGGCGCGAAAAGGGGATTGACCTTTCAGGCGTCGATTCCGGCTGGTCAACCGACCGTGTCTATCGCTTCTGCGTTGGCCGTCCGAATGTCATTCCGCTTGATGGTCGCGAGCCTATCGGCCTCCCATGGCTTGGCACTCCCGTAAAAAAGGATGTCAAAGACCATCGCAAGCGAGTGATTGCCAAGGTCTTGCTCTATCCCGTTGGCCTCTATGACGTGAAAACCGCCGTGACTGCGGCGCTCGCCAATCTCGTCCAGGGTGCCAATGAGGCCGGACAATGGCCGCGCGGCACCATCCATTTTGCAGCGAACCTTTGCGATCCCGATTTCGCCAAGGAATTAACCGCTGAAGTTCTGGTGGACGAGGAAGAGGAAGCGCGGGCAAGCCTTAGCCGAAGGGCGAGGCGGCTGGTCAATCCGAAGGCCGGGCGGAAGTGGAAGAAGATCAACGGTCGCATGAACGACTGGTTCGATATGACCGTCTACGCCTATGCCCTCGGCTGGCACCTTCAGAACAAGCGAAAGCTGACGATAGACCGGTGGGCCGACCTTGTGCGCGAGCTGCACGGGGAGCCGGAACAGGCGGGCGATCTGTTCGATTTGGCCGACCTAAGCCCATTCAGCAAGCAACAACAACAGCCGGCTTCGCCATCTGGAAAGCCGCGTCAACGCAAGCGTTGGGGGTCATACTCATGATTGAAAGCAAACCTCGCATGCGTGTAAAGGCGAACTCGGTGCGGGTCGATATGCCTGCACCGCAGCCGGCTCCATCGCGCAAGATGACCGCGCGATACCTTCGCGGTGACAGGGCAGGCACGCTTAGCATGCGTCGGGCAATCACGCGGGATGCAAGGCTCGATGTCCGCGAGGCGGCGGAACGTGCGTCCGCCTTGGCATACGATTTCATGCAGAACAGCGGCTGGATATCGGGCGCTATTCAGCAGATCGTCACGGACACCATCGGTGAAGAGCTTAAGCTCAACTGCCGCGCGCTGCTGGAATCCTTCGGATACACAAAAAAGCAGGCATCCGCATGGTGCCGCCATGTTGAACGTGCGTGGCGGCGGTGGGCTTGGAACCCCAGAGAATGCGATCTCGCCGGAAAGGCGACCATTGCAGACATGGCGGAAGCCGCGCTTCTTAGCTTTCTGGCGAGCGGCGAGGCATTCGGCATCCTCGACAATCTGCCGCTGGAAAAGCAACGCCGCCTTGGCCTGAAGTCCGGCACAAAGGTATCTTTGATTGCCTCGCATCGTTGCCCGCGAAAGACAGAGGAAGGCGTTGGGCTAGATCAGGGTATCTATCACGATGACGACGGCAGGGCCGTTGGCTATCGTTTTCGTGTCAGAGCGGGTGGCATTGAGCAGGATCGAACCGTTGACGCCTCTGATGTCATCCATGTCATGGATCGCGCCGCGAACCTGAATAGCCCGCGCGGCATTTCGGTGATCGCCCCGGCATTGAAGGTTGTTGCACAGTCGGACCAGTTGGCAGATGCGACCTTGGCGACGGCGTTGATGCAGACGATATTCGCGGCCACGATCAAAAGCCCGGAACCGAGCGATACCGCTTTTCAGGCTATTCAAACCTTGAGTGATATCGATGCTCCCGCCGGATACGAAGGGGACTGGTCGAACTTCATCGGCGGATTGCAGCAAGATTTGCTCGACGTCTGGGATAACCGCATCGGGGCGTTGAAGGATAAGGGCATATCGATGTCCGATTCCGCCCGGATCAATCATCTCGGACCGGGTGAAGAATTCCAGATGCACACGGCTGCAACGCCGGGATCGCAGTATCTGCCCTTCTTCCAAAACCTGCTGAAAGAAATCGCCCGTTGTCTCGGCATTACTTACGAGGCGCTGGCGATGGATCACTCCAACGCCTCTTATTCGTCTGTTCGCATGGCGGTTGCCAGCATCTGGCCGATTGTCTTGCGCAGGCGCACCCGGATCATCGCTCCATTCTTGCAAGGCATCTTCGAGCGCTGGTTGGATGAGATGATCTTTCGCGGCATCATTCCTTTCAAGGGAGGCTATGCCGCATTCAGCCGGGACAAAGAGAGCGTCTTTCAGACGGAATGGAGCGGCCCGGCGGCACCCTCAGCAGATGATTACAAAGCTGCGATGGCAACTAAAATCCGGCTCGAGACCGGCATATCCACCTTCCACGACGAATGTGCTCTCGCCGGCAAGAACGGCGAGGAACAGATCGTCCAGCTTGGGCGCGAAAAGAAGATGTTCGAGGACGAGGGCGTCCCGCATCCGTTTGGCCGTTCGCAGGGTGGCGGCGGTCCCCTTGGGGCCGCAGCCGTTGGAAACAGAGACCCCGCGAAGGAGGCTGCCTGATGGCTGATGATGCCGACCCGCTGAAAATCGATTGGTGCGCGCGTGCGGTGAAACTGCGCCGCGTGGAAGAGGCGTTGCTTTCCGGCGAGATGGTGACGGAAGCGCGCTTCGGTGAAGACATGAGCCGCTATGCCAATGCCTCATTGGCGGAGGTGCAGCGGGCTTTGAATGAGGCCATCCGCAATTGCCAGATTGCCAGAGGCGAGAAACCCGCGCGAACCCGATACGCGATCAGCGGTCGCATGCGCCCCTACTGAGGTCACTAAAATGGCTGCTATTGTTGAAGACGGTAAGCTGCGGCTTTCCGGCTATGTCGGCGACTATTACTTTGAGGACGGCTTTACATCGGCCGATGTGGTCTTTGCCTTGTCGCAAATCGAGGCGGACGCGGAGCTTGCCGTTCACATCAATTCCGGCGGCGGTATCGCAACGGAAGGTGCTGCCATTCACGCGCTGCTTTCGGCGCGGCCCGGCATGACGAATGTCGTGGTCGAAGGGATCGCTGCATCTGCTGCATCGCTCATTGCGATGGCAGGCCAGACCGTCACCATGTCGGCGGGCGCTGTGATGATGATCCACGATCCGAGTGGATACACGTTCGGCAACTCCGACGATCACAGCAAAACTATCGAAGCGCTCGAAGCCCTGGCTACGGCCTATGCGCGTGTCTATGCGTCCAAGTCGGGCAAGACCGCTGACGAATGCCGGGACATCATGAAGGCCGAACGTTGGCTGACACCAGACGAGGCCGTCGCCGAAGGCTTTGCCGACGACACAACCGAGAGCAAGGCCAAGGCAGTCGCGGCCTTCGATTATCGGCTTTTCGCGCACGCTCCGAACAACCTCGTTGCGCTGTCGAAGGCCAAGAACTGGTCGATGACGACCAACCCCCCTCCCAAAAATCAGAACCCCGCTTCCATCAAGGAGAACACCATGAACGACAAAGAGCGTGCGGACAGCCTTGCGACTGAAAATGCTGGCCTGAAAGCGCAAATCGAAAAGCTGACGGCCTCGGCGGATAGTGCCGTGAAGGAGGATCGCGAGCGCCGCGCCGCAATCATGGCACTCGACGAAGCCAAGGGACGCGAACCGCTGGCGGAGCATCTGTTCTCGACTGGTGTTTCTGTCGATGCTGCCAAGGCAACCCTCTCGTTCGCACCGAAGTCCGGCGATGGTGTCGAGCCGGAATATCAGCCGCCTCGCACCATGAATGCGCAGGGCCTCAATCGCGAGCCGGTAGGTGGCAAGCCGCAGGCGAAATCCGGCCTCTCGGCTCGGATCGACGCCCGCGTGCAGCGCACCAAGGCATAAACGGCCCGGCTGCCAACATCTCATCTGCGACACATTTTCCGTGAAAGGACACGAACATGGGCATTCTGCCTGTCATGAAATTCCAGCAGACGCCGGGCATGTCCACGCTGCTGAAAAAAGAAGTCGATGCCGAAATCTGCCGTAGCGTCGGCACCTTGCTTGGTGGCGAGGATGCGACCCGGATCGTGAAAATGGGTCAGCTCGTCGGGAAGATCGTCGGAACCGAGCAAGCTCCTGCCGGCGCGAAGCTCGGCAAGCTGGTGGCATGGGACCCGTCCGCAACGGACGGCAGTCAGATCGTCCATGGTGTCTGCCTCAAGGATTGCGAAGCACCCGTGGCCATCGATCTTGTCGGCGGCGTTCTTTGCGCGCGCCGTCTCTCGGTTCTCAACCGCGCCGCCATTATCTGGCCGGCAGATGTCACCGACGCCGAAAAGGCTGCGGCGCTCGAAGACATTGAAGAGCGCCTTGGACTGATCGTCCGCGCCTAACCCATCCCTCCATCATTCGCCGGAATTTCTGTCTCGCGCTCGCGGGTAGGGGTTCCCATGCCTATCAGGATACAAGGATCCAATCCGCCATGCCGGAAATCGTTTTGCCCTATTCGAATGTTGACCTCACGACGGAGGTCAACAAGCTGCCGAACACCTTCGGTCTTCTCAATGCGCTGAATATCGCGCCGGGGGAACCGAAGCGGTCCCGCCTCGTCCGCATCGACTATCGTGAGGGGCAGATTGTTATTCTGTCTCATCAGGAGCCGGGCGGTCCCGGCGAGATCGCCGATGATGGCGCTCAAACCGGCATCATCCTGTCTATTCCGCATTTCACCCATTTCGAAAACATCCTCGTCGGCGACATCGATGGCCTGCTCGAAGTTGTGAATGGGCAGATTACGGACGTTTCGCTTGATGCGGAACTTGAACGCAAGCTCATCACCATTCGCAAAAACCACGCCATCACGCGTGAGTTTCTGCGGCTCGGAATGCTGCGCGGCGAGATCAAGGACGGCAAGCTGCGCACGCTCTACAATCTCTATGATGTCTTCGGCGTCGAAAAGAAGGAAGTTGATTTCGTCTTGGGCACTGCCGGAACCGATGTCCGTCAGAAATGCGAGGAAGTCAGCGACCATATCCTGAGCAACGTCAAGGGCGAGACGGTCGGCGGTGTTGAAGCCGTTATCGACACCAAGTTTTTCTCAAAGCTGATTTCCCATTCGAAGGTCGAAAAATTCTGGGTGCAGGCGCAGAACTCCGGCCTTCATACGCAGTTGGAGCGCCAGCGTCTCGGCGGAAATTGGGGCCGTGTGTTCGAGTTCGGCGATATCGTCTGGCGCGAATATAAGGGCGGATTGCCAATCAAGAGCAACGACGGCTCCATTTCGACCGTTAAGAATGTCGATGACAACTCCGGCACGGTCTATCCTTCCGACACGCAATCCATGTTCCGCACCTATGATGGTCCGGCCTATCATATCGAACGCGTCAATCAGGCGCCGACCGTCGATGAAGAGGGCTCGATCTTCATATCCACGAAGGAGCTGGATCACGGCGTCGGCCTCGAACTGAAATCGCAGTCGAACATGCTTTCAGTCTGCAAGCAGCCCGATTGCTTGGTGCAGGTCAAAACCTCGAATTAGGCCGCGTGCCCAAAAATTCGAGAAATAGCGGCAGGGGGCAGGAGCACCAGTTGTTCGGTGATCCCTGCCGCACGGCTTTCGGTGAATGCTTCGCTTGGGTCGGCGAGGCATCTTAAATGGCCTGCGAGGCGATGGATCGCTTCATTTGTTTGGCGGAGAGGACCGACGGGGTCTGTGTCATCATAATGCGCGCGACCGAAGATGGTTATTTCCGTGATCGCCGCCGCGAGGAGCATCAACAGCTCTGGGCGTTTCGCCGCGTGCATCCGATCGATCACCTGTTGCACCATAGCTTCCGTCATCCATTCTCCGTGACGCTTTTGCTATAGCGGCTCCACCGCGAGCGCAACCTTTGGAGAATAGTATGCCGGTGGGATCATCCTTCCATAGCGTCCGCGATGCGGTTGTTTCGGCTGTTGACGGCAGGTTTGCCGAAACAGTCCGCTTGTCGCCTATGAGCGGCGGCGCAAAAGATCAGCATAGGCCGCAGCTTGAAATTGAGGCGGTCTTGCGTACCGGCGCGGAAAAATCGAACTCGGTTGAAACTGCGAACCCGGCGGCTTGGCAATCCAAGATCGCGGCAGGAAAAGCTCTGCTCTATATCGACCGCACTCGATACCCGGATGTCGTCGTAAGGAGGCAGGACGCGGTTCGCGCTTTAGCCCGCCATGGGCAACCTGTTTTCGAGGTCTCGCTTGTCGATGACCGCAATCACACTCGGCTGATTGTCGAGCTTGTTCACAAATAACAGATTGGGCGGGTGCTCATGTCCATTGTACGCGTTGCATTGCGAATATCCGCCGTCGAAGCCCTGAAAGGGCGAACCTTGGTGGGTGGCAATGTTCTCGATAGCCAGATTGGCGCGCTCGATGTCGGGGCGAATGGTTCATTGCATACGCCGCAGGAAAGGCCGTTCATCTCGGTCTATACCGACGACTCCAAGGTGACAACCGGGCTTGAGCTGCGATCATTCACCAAAGGCGGCCTTGTGGATATTGTCTTTGAGGCCGGGATTGCGACGCCACATGTGGTGACGGACGCGGACACAGACGAATCCGTCATTTACGAGGGTGTGCCGGCGACGGACGCGAATTTCGAGTTTCACCTAGATTTGACGATGCGGCAGATCGCCGATGCATTGGCCGACCCGGAAAACGAATGGGCGGCAATCTTCAATGGCTTCGTCCGCAGCTTTGCCCATTCCCAACGCTCAAGGGCGAGCGGCGACACAAACGGCGTCCGGCTGGCTGCGCATCAATTGAAGCTAACCTTGGATGCGTTTGCCGACCCCGTTCGCGGGGTGGCGCTCAACGAAAACTCGCCGTTGGCGGTGTTCTTCGCGAAATGCGAAACGGACCTGGTTTCGAGGATGCCGGATATGGCCAGAAAGATAGCCCTTATGCGTGCGCAGATAACCGGCAACGCGGACGAATTGCACTCCGCTATGCGCAGGTACGGCATGATCTACGGCGAAGCCGACGCCATGTTGATGACGCCAGCCTTCGAGGTGCCGTGATGAGCGGTTTGGTGGAGCAGCTTTCGGACATGCTGCACCGCATCGCGGAGCTTGAGCGCCGAAACCGCAATCGTCGCAGGAAAGGGACGATTGCCGAAGTTAGCGACGACAAGAGCCAGTACCGGGTGAAGCTGTCCGATCAGAAGGGCCAAGCCTATCTCACGCCATGGATAGGCGCGCGGACGCTGGCGGCGGGTGGCGTGAAAGTGGACGTTCTCTATCAGAAGGGCGAACAGGTCGATGTCGTGTCCGAGAACGGCGACATGACAGACGCACAGATAGATTTCTCGACCTATAGCGCCGCCAACGCTCGCGAGAACAAGGATATGCCGCTGCATATCAAGATCGGCAATACCGTCGTGGAAGCCTCGCCCGATCTGGTCAGGGTGACAGGCGCAAAGGTCATCGTAGAATCGCCCAACGTGCAGCTCGGCGGTGAGGGCGGAAAAAAGGTCGCGCGCATCGGTGACAAGGTAGATGTGGGGGCTGGTTCGTCCAGAGGGCTATGGCCTATTGTTGAAGGTTCGTCCTGCGTTTTCGCCAAAGATTGAGCGGACGCGGCTGTTTCAGCGCATAGCGAGATTCGCGAGCATTTCGCGAAGCTGAGGCGGTGCCAAGTCGGCTTCGCGTCCTATCGCAGCGGCGGTATACCACTTTAGCTCGGTATGTTCATCATCAATTAGGTGCGGAGAGCCATGCCAGTCATCGACAAGATAGAGATAGAACGTGGCCGAGGCTTCGGGCACGCCTTCTGCTTCAAATCGCTCGACAAGTTGCCAGCGCACTGCCGTAACGCCGATCTCTTCGAACAGTTCTCGGCACATCGCCGTCTCAGCGTCTTCGCCATCCTCAATGTGGCCGCCTGGAAGACTCCAACAATTGGGATACAGCTTGCGCTTCGAACCTCGTCTTGCAAGCAAAACAGTATCCTTCTGTACTAAGGCACCCATAGCAATCTCGGGCATATATGCTTCTCCGTTGACACGCTAACGCAAAAGTCAGCGTCCGCACAAAAGGTGGCCGAATTCGGGGCTACAGCAGGCAGATGGTGCTGGGAGGGCGGGAGAAACCCTTCTGCTCCTCTCGGAGCCCCAGCTTTTCCCCTCGCCAAGTCTTACCCCCGGCTTGGGTGAGAGCATTTCGTTCTTACCAGCGCACTATTCCGCTGTGCAAGTTGTCGGTTCATAACCGCAAGGAAACCTCATGCAGAAATTCAAAGTTCGCACCGGCTGCGAGATCGCCGGGCAATGGCGCGCGTCCGGCGAAATCATATCGCTGACCGCCGATCAGGTGCGAGAGCTTGCCCCACCATTTGGCGATGTCGTGTCGCCTGTCAAAGCAGAAAGAGGTTCGGACCATGCCGGATTCGACGGGCGTAAGCGTCACAAGCGGCAAGCCTCTCAGTAATTGGGGCCATGTCCAGCAATCGATTTGCAAAATCCTGACCACGCCGAAACGGTCCCGTGTCATGCGTCGGAATTTTGGGAGCGATGTGCCGGACCTGATCGACGGCAAGATGACCCGCCGCAACATTCTCGCTGTCTATTCCGCAGCGGCAACCGCAATTCTCGAATGGGAACCGCGCTATCGCATGTCAGCAGGCAAGGTCACACGAGCGGAAGTGGACGGCTCGATTACCCTCGAAATCTTCGGAACCTATTACCCACGCGGCCATCGCGGCGACTACTCCATTTCGGAGAGCGCAAGCGTCCGCGTCATTTATAGCGGGGCCTGACCATGGCAATCCACACGCCGACAAGCATTGACGTTTCGCGCCTGCCGGAACCGGACGCAATCGAAACGCTCGACTTCGAGACGATCCTTGCAAGCCGCATGACCGACTTCGACACGCGGGCGGAACAGGCCGGCTTTGACTATGACGTTGGCGAGCTTGAAACCGACCCTATCAAGATCGATCAGGAAGTGCATGCCTATCGCGAACTGCTGATGCGCGCTCGCGTGAACGATGGCGTTCGCTCGGTTCTGCCGGCATTCGCCAAGGGTGCCGATTTGGACAATGCTGTTTCACGGGCCAACGTTGTCCGCATCATCACCCTGGACGAGCGCGGAGCCGTCATCTTTCAGGAAGATGACGAGGCGCTGTTGCGACGTTATCTCGCGAGCTTCGATGCTCCGGCGGCGGGTTCGGAAGACGGCTATCTTGCCGCGTCGTTAAAGGCTTGGCCGCAGGCCCATGACATACGGATTGTCAACGGCGGAGCGGGCAAGGTGCTTGTCTATCTCCTTGCCGCCGCCGGGTCGGCGGCTCCCATGGATGCTGTCTTTGCGGTCGCCAAGGCGCTCGATGCGAAACATGTGCGGCCGCTTACGGATGATGTGACCGTTTCGGCGGCACAGATCGCGCGCTACGCCCTTTCGGCAACGCTCGTCGTGCCGCGCGGTCCAGATCCCGCGCAAGTCGTGGATGCTGCGGTTAAGAGCGTCAAGGCGTTCGGAGTTGCCCGATACAATATCGGGGCGGAAATTCCGGCTTCGGCCCTGCTCGCTGCCGCGTATGTACCGAACGTCCTGCGCATTGAACCTGTCGAGGTTCCCGACATGGCCGCCCGCGCCAATGTCGCGCCGTATCTGACAGGCGTCAATCTGACCTATCGGGTGCTGTCATGATCCCGGCGCAGACGCATTTGCTGCCTCAAAGCTCCTTGCCATTGGAAAAGGCACTGGCGGCAGTCGGGGAGCGCACCGACGAGATAGGGATCGACTGGCAATCCTATCTTGACCCTTTGCGCGCTCCTGTTCACTTCCTGCCAGTCCTCGCCCACGCTCATTCGGTTGATATCTGGAATCCTAAGTGGCCGGTTCATCATCAGCGCCGCGTGATCGCCGACGCGATCTATCATCATCGGATCAAAGGCACGCTCGCCGGGCTGGAAGCCTATGCCGGCATTGTCGGAGCCGAGATTATTCGAGCGATCCGGCCACCCGGCACTTTCTTTCTGTCGGGCGGCATGTCGGACGAACAGCGGGCAGCGCTTGTCGATCGCATGCCGCAAATCCGCATCTACACCCGTGCTTTGCGGTCCAGTGCCGGGCATCGGCTCTTTCTGTCGGCGCGGGCCTATTCGGCGTTGGGAGCGTCTTTCGTTGCCGACAGCAAGGCGGCAGAGCGTATGCGTCCCCGCATCACGTTCTTTGAGGCAGGATTAGAGCAACCTATCAATGTCGAAGAGGTGACGGACATCATTCCGGGCCTCGGCTATGCCCTGTTTGAGCGGGCATTGCTGCGGCGCAAGCGTCGGACGTCCGTTACCTATCTCGGCGGATCGCTGCGGTTTTGGGTGACGCTCGATCATAACCGCTCTGTTGCGGCGTTCAGGCGCGCGGATGGCGCTCCCTCGGTCATTCGCTACGGGATGCGGCCCGCCACGGTCCAGCCGGAAGCACAATATACGGCCTCGGTAGCGGGCCGCGCGGCGTTCTTCGGGAGACCGCTGCACCGCCGCTACTGGTCGAACATGCATTCCGAAACACGGGTGTTTGAACGCATCGTCATATGGGACCCCGAAATGGTCCCGCGCCGACGGGGTGCTTCCTATTTGGGTGTCAGCCGCTTCGGCGTTGCTCCCTTCACTGCGGAGCTTGTGGTGCATGCCCCGTCGATCCGACCTCGCCGAGCCTTTGCAGTCGGCGGCTTCTTCGGGAACTACTTTGCCGCCTCGGATGGCGAGAAATATCGCGAAACCCTGCGAGCACTTCGCGCCGCGAAATCGGCTCGGGACACCATCCTCATCAACACGAAAACTTTTCGCAGCCCGCAGGCCGGCCAGCTCATCGTTGCTGGTACGCCCTTTATCGCTGGCCGCCTACTCAGGAGCTGACAATGCTGAAAACAGTGCCGTTTCAGGATCGCATGGAGGCGCGTCATAGCGACCTCAACAATATCCAGTCGTCCACCCGCGCGACCTTCGACACGTTGGTAAAGGACGCCGTGACGGCGGACGCGCCCGGCTATGCCGGTTTCGCGGTCACCAAAAACAGCGCCACCGAATTGCAGATCGCGGCGGGCCGGGTCTATCGGCCCGATGGCGCGGTCTTCGAAATTGCGCAGGCGTCAACTCGCAACATCGTCTCCATTCTGCCTTCGGCGACGAAACGGCTGGTCGCTGTCATCGCCTATGGTCAAGAGGAAGACAGCCGTACCGAGACCCGTGATTTCCTTGTCGATCTGGAAAGCGACACGACGGAACCGCGCATGCTTGTGGTGGAACGTCAGCGCACGGCCAAGATTGACCTCGTTCCAGGGCAGGAGAGCGCAACGTTGCCGCGTCCTGTTGTCGATCAGTCGCTTATCGTCATTGCCTGGGTGACGCTGAACACGACCGGCATCGAGGCGATTGCGATGGAATCGGCCAATGCGCTGCCTTCCGTCACCCGCAACGATACGCGCATTCGCTCGCTCGAAGTCTGGCGGACACAGATTGAGCCGCGCATCAACACGATTGCCAGCGATATCACCGCGCTCAAGAAGGGCATGGCGGGCATGGCCGGTTCCGGCGAGCTGATCAATGTCATGCGTGACATCGCTCGCTTGAAAGAGAGGCTGGAAATTCCGGACGATGCCTCGGATTGGGCATCGGATCGCTTCTTGACAGCCAACGAAACCGATACCGAAAATATCGATTTGCTGTGCCTCCTCGAAGAAGGTGTGCGGTTTGCTCATGATGCGCGCAACGAAACGCAGATTTCGCTCTACAACCCGCTCGACCTGAATGCGTATCTTCCGGGCAACGGCCTGTTGCTGCCTGCGATCTCGACGCGGGAAATTCGTCTGGCTTCTTCGGCCGGTGCGGTTGACGGTTCCATCGCGATTGCACAGTACGGTTTCCAGACGCATGAGATGAAACAGTTGTCTGTCGCCCGGTCGCGTATCCGCTACGGGGTCGCTTACAACGTCTGCAACAATTCGCAATGGTGGGCGGATGGTGTCTATGACAGCGCCACGAACACGTTCACGAAGAACGGCGAAACCTTCCTTGTGACCGGCACCCAAATTCTCGACAATGTCTACGGACAGTCGTGGTGGGACCCGCTGAACGCGCATACGCTCGTTCGAATTCAGCAATATTGGGAAGACGAGTGGGAGGATAATTATTGGGTTGCGCAGGTGACCGACCGCACCGTTTCCGGCGCGCAGATTGCGCAGACCATCCTTAATTCGCAGGACGGATGGCTGTCCGGTCTCAAGCTGCGCTTCACCGAAAAGGGTGCGAACGGCGACGTTCATATTTCCATCGGATACACCACGACCAGCGGTTCGCCGGACCCGGCGCATCTGGTGACGCATGTCACCATTCCCTATGCCGATATCAAGGTCGCGCCGAACGATACTTATGTTGCGATTCCGCCCGTGTTTTTGGAAGCCGGGCAACGCTATTCGCTGATTGTCACCACGCTTGGCAATCACAAGGTCGCCATCGTGGACAGCAATAAATATGCGCAGGGCACTTTGTTCTACTCTACGGACGGTGCGTATTATCAGGGCGATCTGTCACGGGACCTCTATTTCCAGATGGAGTATCTGGTCTTCAAGGCATCCCGCGTCGAAATCGAATTGCAGGCTTTGACGCTTTCAGGTGGCATAGCCTCAATCGACATCCTTGCCGGGACCATCAAACCGAAATCTTGCGCCATTGAGCATCAAGTGATGATCAACGGGGCATGGAAGCCGCTGAACGCGTTGACGCCTAATTTGTTGGTGGGCTTGCCGCCGCTCTTACGTCATCGCGTCGTCATGACGGGCACGAATGCGGTTGCTCCTGCCATCGAGATACCGAGCAGCCGCGTTCGCGTGTGGCGACAACGGACCACGTTCAAGCACATCTCGACGCGCCGGACGCTCGCAACATCGGCGACGACGATCACCGTGCAGCTCATCATTGCCAAGTTCGAAGCGGATCGGCACACGCTCGCGGTCAAGCTGCGCAAGGATGACAACACGCTGATCGCGAGCAGCGGATTTGTTGATGAACCAATCGAACCCGGTCGCTTCCGGCGCACCTACAGTTTCGCCGCGTCGCCTGCCATCAACGCCTACAAAATCCAGATCGAGGGCACGACGAACAATGCCCTCGTTCCTTTCCACATCGAAGAACGCGTTGACGTCGCGCTCTAACCCCCGGGAGACGAACTATGACAACCAAGGCTACGGCCACTTTCAAGCCGGATGCAGACTACTGCGTCCAAGTCGCAACGGTCGTCAAGGTTGCGGGGCTGACCATCCGCCCCAGCCAAGGCGGCACCATCAAGGGTGTACTCGCCGACAGGATCAAGGATCAAATCCTCTCGTTTGAGGAAGTCATCACAACGCAGGAGTAACCGGTCATGCGCCGACTGGATCAATATCAAATCAGGGTCGGCGATGATCTCGGCGAACCTGATTACTGGAACAGACGCTTCGAAGACGTCGATCTGCGCTTGCATGCACAGGAGGAGATTGAAAAGGATTGGCAGGCCGCCGTTCGTGAGTTGCAGGAAAACGGCCTGAAACGGATCGATGAAGCCGTATCGCCGCTGATCGCACAGTTGGATGAAGATCTTCAACTTGGGGCCGTTTTCATCGCGGAGAGCAAATCCGCTATCGAGGTGAAGACTGGCCCGATGACGATCGGCATCACCTCGACCAACAAGCGCCGTTATTCGCCTGCGGCTTATTTGGCGCTGGTAACGCGCGATGCGCCGTATGCCGTCATGCTTGGGCGGCTGATGTCGTACAATCGCGACACGGGGACGCTCGCCGTCGATATCGAGCGGACCTTGGGCGCGGGTGACCCCATCCGCACCAACTGGATTGTCAGCGCAACGTCGCATATCGATTATCAAGCTGATCGGGTCTTTCGCGAGGCAGGTGGTGGGCTAACCTCCACCACGGTCGAGGATGCCTTGCGCGAAATCCTCGCCGTGACAGTTCCCAAGACCCGCTCCCTGACGACCGGAACCGGGTTGAAGGGTGGCGGAGAGATGGCTGGCGACCTCACCATGTCGCTTGACCTTGCATATACCGATGTCCGTTATGTGCGGGCGCAGGATTACGACACCCATCGGCATCCGTGGTCAGAAATTGACGACAAGCCGACGACGCTGGCCGGTTACAAGATCGGCGATGCCCACAGCAAGAGCGAGATATTCACGCTCCTGACCGGCAAGCAGGACAAGCTTTCGTATACCGCAGAGGATATTGCCGCAAAGGGGCAGGCGAACGGCTATGCACCGCTCGGCCCTGACGGCAAAATTGCCGGTGTTTATCTTCCGGTCGATGGCAGCTTCCTGGGCGTCTACAATGCGGCGACGAACACGCCTGCCATCACGTCGGGGTCTGGAACGAGGGGCGACTTTTGGGTTGTCTCTGTTGCGGGTGCGGTCGCGGCGGATGAGGTGGGGGTCGTGTCGGCGGGCGATCAGTTGCGCCGTGGCCCTGATCGTTGGGAGCGTGTTCCGACTTTCACCGCTGTTTCCTCGGTTGCCGGAAAGACGGGCGTCATTACCCTGACTGCCGGCGACATTTCCGATAGCGGGACAACCGGTCGCGCGATCCTGAAGGCAGGGGACGCGGCGGCGGCAAAGGCGGCTCTGTCGCTTGTTGCCGGTGATCTCCAGGACTATTCGACCGCGTGGACGGCCTCATATGAGGGTGTTACCTCGGCCTATGCTCGCACGTTGCTCGCCTCCGTCGATGCGAACGCTTTTCGCGTTTCGCTCGGTCTTGGCTCGGCTGCCTTGCAGGCGTCCACGGCATTTGCTGCTGCCGCCCATGTGGGAGCGGGTGGGGTGGCAGCGCATCCCGACGCCACGGCCACGACCAGCGGCTTCATGTCGGCAACTGACAAGGGCAAGCTCAACGGCATTGCTGCGGGCGCAAACAACTATGTTCACCCTGCCGGTGACGGCAATCTGCACGTACCAGCGACGGGTACGGGCAGTTTGAAAAAGGTGCTAACAGCCGGCGGTGCCGCTGGATCGATGACATGGACCTTCGTGGACTTTGCCGATGTCAGCGGCAAGCCCGCATCATTGTCGGGTTATGGCATCACCGATGCATATAGCTCTGCCACCATCGACGCGATGCTTGCGGCAAAACAAGCAAGTCTCGGCTATGTGGCCGAGAACATTGCCAACAAGGGGGCCGCGAACGGCTATGCCTCGCTCGACGGGGCAGGCAAAATCCCGGCGACACAACTTCCCGCGTCCGCGATCACTGACACGTTCGTCGTTGCCACACAGGCGGCAATGCTGGCGCTGACCGTGGAAAAGGGCGATGTTGCGATCCGAACCGATATCAACAAAAGCTTCATCTTGCAGAAAGAGCCGGCGAATGTGCTGGCGAATTGGCAGGAGCTGCGCACCCCAACGGATGTCGTCCAGTCCGTAGCCGGTAGGCAAGGGGCAATCACACTGACATCGGCAGACCTGACGGACGCGACCGGGGCGGGTCGAGCATTGCTGACCAGCGCCGACAGTGCAGCTCAACGTGCCGCCCTCGTGCTCGGAAACGTCAACAACACGTCGGACGCCGCAAAGCCGATTTCAAATGCAACCCAAACGGCTCTCAACCTGAAGGCCGATACCGGCCACAAGCACGCCGTTGCGGACGTAACGGGCCTTCAGGCGACCCTTGACGCTAAGCAGGCGTCCCTCGGCTTTACGCCGGTCAATAAGGCCGGCGACATCATGACCGGTGCGCTTGAAATTATGGCGGCCGCTGACCCGGCGCTCTGGATGCACCGTAACGGTGTGAAACGAGGCCGGTGGGTTGTTGACAATGAAGGCGGTCTGAACTGGCAAGATCAAGGCGGTCAGGTTCATTTCGTTATCCGTGCTAACGGATCCCTATGGTGTCAGCAGCTTGGCGATTTAAACATCCGCATCGAAAACCGGGCTGCGGCCTTTGCTGACGACCGCCGTAACAGTTGCGTCACCGACTCCCGCATGGCCGGATACGTCGAAATCCTCATGTCGAACGGTAGTGTCATCAATGACAACGGTTACGTCCTCACGATGGCTAACCGCGTCAGCGGAGACCAATACAGGTTCGGCTCCCGTCAGCCGCAGCTCTACATTGCCAATCGCGGCTGGTTTGCCGCTTTCCAGTTTTGAGGAATGCCCATGCACGATTTCGGAAAACTAACGGCGAAGGCTGAAACCATTGAACTTGCGGGAGGGCAGGCGGCTCAAGTTTATGCGTTCTACGATGCCGACAATACCGAGTGGCATGAACTTTTCGGTTCGCATCCACCTTTCGATTTCTACATTGCGGTGGATGATAACGGCTGCATTATCTCGATGGAGCCGGACCCGGAACACTCTCAGATCGCCGGCTACAGGATCATAGGCATCAGCAAGACGGAAGCCGGCGACTTCACGCGCGGACCCGGCGGCACCGCATACGGCATGAAGTGGACCGGCGACGGGATCGCCAACCCTGCCGATCTCATGACAACGGAGGAGAAGCGTGCAGCTATGCCGCCTCTCACCCCGCGTCAGTTTCGTGATGCCCTGGTCGATAGCGATATCATGCCGGACGACGTGACTGGGGCAATCAACCAGATCGCCGATCCCAAGGCGCGAGCCAAGGCGCTCAATGCATGGGAGTATCCGACCGAATTCTTGCGGACGGATCAACTGCTTGAGCAGATCGGTGCCTCGTTCGACCTCTCGCCGGACGCAATTGATGCCATGTGGGCGGCTGCAACACAGCGATAGTGCGCTCGTAAACTAAGCCCTTCAGTCCTCACAGTCTACAACACAGCCCGCCGCTTGTCCGGCGGGTTGCTTACGCGTGGCCGCTCTGAACTGCACAGGCGGCGCAAATCTCAAACTCATCTTCCGTCAATTTCAATGGAGACCATTCATGGCCGACCTATCCTACGCGCATGGCGTGACGCTCGCGGAAAGCGCCGAAACTCCGTCGCTCTTGCGTGTCCAGCGTAACGGCATCACCTTCGTCAACGGCACGGCACCCGACGCGGATGCCGCCGCGTTTCCGCTGAACTATCCCTCCCTGATTACCTCCCTGCCGCAGGCGGCGGCGCTGGGCGTGGCGGGAACGCTGTTGGAAGACGTGACAACCGTTTTCAACGAAGGCGGTTCATGGTGCATCGTCAACCGCGTGCCCGACAGCGCGGACGCTGCCACATTGCAGAGCAACCTTATCGGCGATGCAGTCGCTCGTACGGGCCTCTTCGCTGCCCTGCGCGCGAAAGCGATTACCGGCTATCAGCCGCGCGTCGTCATCACCGCCGGCAATACCGGTGCCTGGGTGGAGGGCGGCGTTGTCTCTGTTTCGCTTTCCGAGCAGGGCGCCAAGCTTTTGGAAGCGCCCGTTCTCGAAGCGACCGGCGGCGGCAACGATCCCGGCAAGGTACTGCCGACACTTGAGGCCGTCATGGGTACGGGCGGGGTCGATGCCGGCAAGGTGATTTCGGTTCGGGTTGTCGATCCGGGCAAGAACCTGTCGCAAGCGCCGACAATCGTCTTTACCGGCGGTGGCGATGATGCTGACAAAGTGTTGCCAACGGCGACGGCCAATGTGGGCGACGTTGCCAATCCGTTTGTCTCGGCGCTGAATATCATCACCCCGAAAATCCGGGCGAGGGCGTATATCACTGGCCCGAACACCACGAACGCCGAAGCCGTCCGCTTCCGTCGCACGGTCAACGGTGGTCGCATCCTCATCATCGACCCCAAGACCATCAAGAACGTCAATGGCGTTCCGGTGACGAAGCCGGTGGCCGCAGTCTTTGCCGGGGTACGTGCTCGCGTTGTCGCTTCCTCGGAAGGCGTATCCGGTTCGGTCTCGAACAAGATCATTCGCACGATCGATGGCGTTGCCCGCACAATCTCCTACCCGGAAGACAGCAACTATCTGAACGAAAAGCAGGTCGCCACGATCATCAACGAGCGCGGGGGCTTCCGTACATGGGGCAGTCGTCTCGCTACCGACGATCCACTTTGGCAATTCGACAGCGTGCGCGCGACCGCCGACATGGTGAATGAGGCGCTGGAAGACCTCTATTTCCTCTATGTGGATCGCAAGTTTACCAAGGCCAACCTGAAGATGATGGTTGAAGACGGTAACGCCGCGCTCCGGGTCTTCAAGAACAACGACGATATCCTCGGCGGGCGCGTCTGGCTGTCGAGCATCAACGAACCGACCACGCTGGCGGATGGCAAGCTCTTCCTCGATGTCGAGTTTGAGCCTGTCGGTCTCATGGAACAAATCCACATCACCACACACCGCAACATTCTCTACTACCGGCTTCTGCTGGATGAGGTGAATGGCGCAATTGAAACCGGCCCGCTCTCGCTCGCCGCCTGATCAAGGAAACGCAGACATGGCAGAAAAGACCCTTCCCAGCTACATCATTCGCGATTGCATGATGTGGGCCGACCGCGTCAGCAAGCTCGGCCAAATCGGTGACATCACCGTTCCCGTGCCGGAAGCCAAGCGCGAAGACGTGCGCAACGCGGGCATGATCAAAGCCCGCAAGGTGCAGCTCGGCTATGAGGCGCTGGAATTCAAATTCAAGATGCCGGGTCTCGACCCGCAGATTTTGAAGCTGCACGGCGTCAAGCCGGGCGTTGATACGCCGTTCATGGTGACGGGTGCTCTCGTGGACGAGGACGGCACCACGCACAGCGCCGTGCTGACCATTCGGGGCAAGATGTATAAGCCTGACCACGGCACATGGAAATCCGGCGACCTTGCCGAAAACGACTACGCCGTCGATGTGAATTACTACAAGCTCGAAATCGACGGCGCGGAAATCTACGAGATGGACGACTTTGATTTCAAGGTCGGCGGCGTCTCGCAATACGGCGACATTCGCAACGCGCTGCTGCTTTAGAAGCCGGTCGCGCTCTTCCCCCCCCAAAAAAATCTTTCTCTTCCATCCGGCCCGCTTCGCGCGGGCCATTCTTATCGAGGCTATCATGACTGAAGTTGTCACCCATACCCTTCTTTCGCCGGTAACACATGGCGAGCTGACCATTACCGATTTGACGTTTCGCGAAGCGGAAGTCGGCGACTTCATGGCGGCAGATCACTTCAAAGGCGAGTTTTCCGGCAATGTCGCGGTTCTGGCGTCCATCTCCGACACTCCGCTTCCTGCCTTCAAAAAGATCAAGGCCAAAGATTTCGGCATCATCCTCGCGAAAACCAAGAAGCTGCTGGGAAACGACGACAAGAACACGACTGGCGGCTAGTCGCCGTCTTTGTCGCCCGGTTCGCCCATACACCGCTCGACGTGATCGAGCGGTGGCCTCCTGAAAAATTGTTGGCCTATTTCAATACGGCCTGCACTCTGCGCGATACCCTAAAGGAACAGCTATGAGCACACAGCAAAGCACGCTGCGGGTCTCCCTGCTCGATGACGTGACCGCCCGCGCGAAGCACATCACGCGGGCGCTGGACGGCCTGCGCGCCCAACAGATGACGGCGTTCGCGCCCATGCGTGGCATGATCGGGCAGGCTGTCGCCCTGGGGGCCGGCTATCTTGGCGTCAGGGAGGGACTGAGTGCGACGGCGGGCAGCGCCATCAAATTCGAGTCTGCCTTTGCCGACGTGAAAAAAGTGGTCGATGCGACGGACGAGCAGTTTGAAAACATGCGCCGCAGCATTCGGCGCATGTCAGGCGAAATCCCGATGTCGGCCGAGAACATTGCGGCTCTCTTCGCTGCTGCTGGCGAGTCCGGCATTGCAACGGAGGATCTGCAAAGTTTTGCCGAAATGGCTTCCCGTGTGGGCGTCGCATTCGATATCACGGCGGAGAGGGCTGGCACGAGCCTGGCTAAATTGAAGACCCAGTTCGGTCTGACGGTCGGCGAAACCGGCGATCTCGCCGACGTCATGAACCATCTCTCCAACAACATGGCGAGCAAGGCGTCTGAAATTACGGACTTCATGCTGCGCGTCGGTGCACTCGGAAAAATCGCCGGCTTCACGAAAGAGCAGGTTGCCGGCATCGGCAGCGCCATGATTGCAGCCGGTGCGGAACCGGAAGTTGCCGCGACCGCGATGCAGAACGTGACGAAAGCTCTGACCCGTGGCGCTTCGGCCAAGAAAAGCCAGCGTGACGCAGCCGCAAGGCTCGGCCTTGATTTGCCGGGCATCGCAAAGCAGATGCAGAAGGATGCGCCGGGCGCTCTGAAAAAGGTTCTCTCTGCCATCGCCAAGGCTCCGAAGGATCGGCAGATATCCCTTGTCTCCGATTTCTTCGGCGACGAGGCGAAGGCGTTTATTCCCCTCCTTGGCAACGTCAAGCTGCTGGACGATGCGCTTGCCAGCGTCGGCGACAAGACGAAGTATGCTGGCTCTGCCCTCAATGAGTATAAGCAGCGCGCCAGCACCACGGGAAACGTGCTTGAGCTTTTGGGCAACAAGATATCGAATAAGTTCTCCGAGATCGGCGACAGCATGTTGCCGTCGATCAGGGAAGGGGCACAGGCCATCAGCGATGTGCTTGATACCCTTGGAAGCCGTGCGACGATCTTCGATCAGATCAAGGTCGGGGCACAGGGTTTTGCCAAGGGCTTCGGCTACGATGGCGGCATCCGCGATTTGGTCAATGACATAAGCGATTTGATGGTTGGGCCGGTCGATCCGAACGCCGGCGAGAACCTTGGCCGGTTCTTCATGAAGGCTAGGGAATGGGGCGCTTCAATCCGTGAGTTGTCGGATGCGATCCGCGAAAATCCTATCGCACAGTTCTTTGCGGAAATGTCCGGCTATGGTTTTAAGCTCATGCTGTGGGGTGCCGGCATTGCCTTTCTGGCCGGCACTGTCCGCAAATTGGCGAGCGCGATGTTTCTGCTCTCGGGTGCAAGCACCTTGATCGGTGCGCTCAAGACCATTGGCTCTATTGCCGCGCTTGTGGGCGGGGGAGCGGTGGCAGGGGGAGTGGTGGCAGGGGGAGGGGCTGTCCCAACCGCCGCCGCAGGTGCTGCCGCAGGCGGCGCGGCGACTGGACTGCTTGGCGGCTTTGCTGCCATGCTGAAGGGCTTCGCTCGTCTCGGCGTATACGGAACTGCGGCGGCAGGTGGTTGGGAATTTGGCAAGGCGGCATACACGGGCGACACCTTTTACAAGCAGGGAAAGTCGTGGTTGCCCGGCCCGGAAGACTTCGTTCACGGTCTATTCGAAACCAATCCCCACGCCGTAAAAGCGGCAGAAACCGCCAGTGAGAAATATGCCATGCCCGAAGGCGGAGCCGGGCTACCGTTCGGCTTCACCGATTGGCGGCACTTTCTGTTAGGCAAGGGCGCGGATGAGGGGTTTAATTTCAGGGAGCATGTCGGTGTCAACATGCAGGATCGACCGGCAATGCGGATCGATGCGGGTTCCATCGCTGAGATGACGAGGCCGAGCGGGACGCAAGATGTTCGGGTCGTCAATCAGCAGCCGCCCAATATCACCGTGCACGCGCCGATCTCGATAACGGGAGTTACTGACCCGCAGGCGGCGGCGAATGCAGTGATCGGCCAGCTCAGCGCAGCGGTGAAAAATGCGGCTGATACTCAATTCAGTGATTGAGGCAAGACTTTTTGGTCCAATCAGACCGTAGGTCCTCACAACAGACCCTCAGAAATTAGTCGGGCGCTGCTCCAGGCAGGGTCTGTTCTCCATTGCGGCGGGGAATCAAGTGCACATGGGCGTGAAATATTTTCTGTCCAGCCGCTTGGCCGATGTTCGACCCGAAATTGAAGCCCCTGACGGATGAGTCTTGCTCCAGTATCGCTTCGCGGCAAGTGATCGCGAGGTGGTGAATCGCCTCTCGTTCGGCTGTAGTGGATGTGAAAATATCTGTTGTATGGCGCTTCGGGATCAGGAGGGTGTGCAAAGGTCGCACTGGAAATTTATCCCGAATGGCGAAGGCGTGAGCGTTCTCGAAGATGATCTGATCATCTGCGATCTTACAGAATATGCATGTTTCTTCCGACAACGCGATCTCCGCTCGTCGCAGTCCCAAGGAACCGCTCAACTATAGGTAAACCATGACGGGTGTAACATCGATGATGCTCGGAGGCTACGCCTTCGAGGCGCTGGGCTTTGGCTATCAGAACATCAAGCGCAAGGTGAACACGCCTTGGGTGGAGATTTCTGTGGGGCAGGCCCTCAATCCACAGCAGTGGACAGGACCAACGTCTGACGAGGTGACGATTCAGGGCGTCTTGTTTCCCGAAGAATTCGGGGGGCAATCGCAGCTCGACGGGATCATTGCCGCGCAATTGGCCGGCGCGGAAATGATGCTGGTCAGCGGCGATGCCATGGAAGGCGTCATTCGTGGCATGTTCACCGTGCAATCAGTCGAGGAAGACCAATCATTCCACGATGCGAGGGGCGTAGCTCGTCGCAATGCCTATGTCATATCGCTCAAGCGGATCCGGGCGGAAACAGCGACCGGTGCCGGCGGAGTGACCGATAGCGCAAGCTCTTTCCTCTCCGAACTTTTCCGGTGATCGCATGACAACGACTTACACAACACGACAGGGCGAGACGGTCGATACCGCCTGCCTCGCTCACTATGGACGGACAGCAAGGGTTGTCGAGGCGGTGCTTGCCGCCAATCCGGGGCTTGCGAGCCTCTGCGCAACCCTGCCACTTGGCACACAAATTCACCTGCCCGATTTGCCAAGCGTGAGCGCGGAACGTCGGCTTATTAGCCTTTGGGAATGATCATGCATCCTCGTGTTGAAATCACCGTCGATGGCGTACCCGTTGCGGGCCAATTCTATGAGCGACTGATATCTGTCACTGTGACGGATGAAGAGGGCTTGAAGTCGGATACGGTCGATATCGAGCTGAACGACGGCCCGCCAAATTTCCTTGCTCTGCCGCGCAAGGGTGCCGTGATCTCAGTCAAAATGGGATATGGCAACAACCTCGTGTCAAAGGGGCAGTTCACGGCTGACAAGATCAGTCTCGATTGCCTGCCCTATAAGATGTCGATATCGGGCAAGGCGGCTGACCTTCGCAGCGGCAAATTGAAAGAGCGGCAGGAACGGGCTTGGGACAAGGCCACGCTCGGCGACCTCATATCAGAGATTGCCGGCGAAAGCGGATTGACCCCCGCCGTGGATGCCGAGATGGCAGAGCATCGCTACGAGTGGATAGGCCAGCAAGACGAGACGAACATACACTTCCTGCGGCGGCTGGCGGATCGACATAATGCCTTGTTCGCCATTAAGCAGGGACGGTTATTGTTTGCCCGGCGCGGCTCGGGCCTGTCGGCGTCCGGTGCGTCGCTCGGGTCGATTATCCTAACGCCTTCCGTCATCAAGACCGGCACATTGAAAGTGGATATCAACGACCGCACCAAATACAGCAAAGTCGTTTCCTACTATCAGGATGCCGATAAGGCGCAGCGGGTCGAAGTCGAGGCCGATGCGGATGCCGATGGGGATAGCGTCTATCGCATTCCCGAAGCCTTTTCCTCGCCGGCAGAAGCCGACAAGGCGGCACGAGCAAAGGCGAAAGAGCTTGCACGCGGAGAGGGCGCGGTTTCGGTGACGGTGTTAGGCGATGCCGACATTGAGGCGGGCTTGCCGCTCCTGTTCGCGGACGTTCGTCCTGGGCTTGACGGTGTGCCCTACATCATCAAAACGGCGCGCTCCAAATACACGAAATCCTCGGGCTTTGAGGTAGAGGTTTCGGGGCGGCTCTATGATGGCAAGTCGGCAACTGAAGGCGAGGGCGTCGGCAAGAGTGATGGCGGCGGTTCATCCGATGCCGGCGGCAAGGTCGCACCGAATAGCGCGCCGGGCACGCCTGCCACGCCTTCTGCATTCCTCACGCCTCGGAGATACGGGCGAACTGACGAGAACTAGATAATTTCGGATTGGCTCAAGCTATTAGCTTTCCGGTAGTCCAAAATTCATGAACCTTTGTCCACCATATGAGCGTTTCCGGTTGCAGCCATGGAAGGAAGTCTTCAGGACGAGTTATGCGATGGAGATTTGTATTCTGAAGATCTTCGAGCAGTCCGACAGTAGCGGCCTGCTTGACATATGGATCGCCCACGAGGTGCCAGCGCTCGACGACATCAAAGATGCAGTCAAACCTGCGTGTATTGCCCGTCTCCAAATTCTGAATGAGATGGCGCGCAAGGTCTGATAGGGCGAGGTAATCCGGCAATTCGTGATGTGATTCATAGGTTCGTTTGAAACTCTCCCAAACTTCGCAAAACGAGGGGTCGGCCTTCAAGAGCGGTTCAAACATATTCGAGCGATCGAACTCAAACGGACTTGTGTTGGTGTTGTCTTTGCTCATTTTGGCCTGGTGGATGTTGGCAATATGGGAAGCCTCGCGGGATTGGTCGATCCCACGAAAACTAGGCGGGACTGTGTAGGAGGCTTCATTCTCTCTTCCGGTCCCGAACGGACTGAGGGGTGATCCGCAATTCGGTCAATAGGCTACCCCATGCCGCTGTGAAAATGCGGCTCGCCCCTCGATCTCCGCTATTTGGGAGCTCGAATAGATGCCGTCAGTGGGAAGGGTGGCCCAACCTTCGGAGATGATCTCGCCCTCATACTGCGACACATAATGATACTGCTCTGCATGGGCATACAGGCCATCCTCCCGCCGTAGGATGACCATCCGACGCCTTGGATGGAGGGCAGCGCCAATTTCAGCGACGTCCAGTTCTTTCACTATCCGCATCAAAGTCCTCGGCAATCTGGAATAGGTGATAGGCGTCTATCGCCAAGTCCTCGCCAGCCCATTCGACTGTTGCGCCATAATCGGTAACGACAGCGGTTTTCCAGACCTCCGGGGATTTGAGCGGGGCAAGACGTTCGCCGGTCGCAATCCAGCCGACAAGGTTTGCTGCGGACGCCGGGGCATCGTTCCATCGAATTTCCAGCGTCATGTTTGACGCTGGCGTTACGCTTTCAATGCGCGGCATGTTCATCGGTGGTTGCGTGCCTCATGCGGCTGCAAGCTCTTTGATCTGTGCAAGATCGCTTTCCATCGCTTGGGCAGCAATCTTGATATCGTAAGCGTTTTGCAGATTGAGCCAAAATTCAGGGGCTGTTTTGAAGAACTTCGCCAGCCGCATCGCCGTATCTGTCGTGATGCTGGTCTTTTCGGCGATGATCCGCTCAACACGCGTACGCGGCACATTGAGGTGCTTCGCCAGCGCGTAGGGCGTCATGTCGAGCGGTTCCAAATACAGGTCCCGCAGGATTTCCCCCGGATGGATCGGGGGGAGGTTGCTGACTGTCATGATCGCTTGCCCTCCTTGGCTATTGGCATGATCGCTACCAAGCCCTTCCGGGTCAATGGTAGTCTGTGATTTCGACTTGCTCTGGGCCTGCTTCCGTCCAGATGAAGCAAATGCGCCATTGCTTGTTGATCCTTATCGAGTGCTGTCCTGCGCGGTTGCCTGACAGCTTCTCCAAGCGATTGCCGGGAGGCGACCGCAGGTCTTCGACGCTGGTTGCCGCGTTCAACACATAGAGAAGCTGCTGAGCGCGGCGTACCAGATCGGCCGGGAAACCCTTCTTTATTGATCCGTCATCGATCGATGCGGTGAGTTTGTCTTTGAACGAACGGATCATATCGGCCTCCTGATGTTGGTATCATACAATGAGACGTCAGGAAGTCAACGGAATAGTATCATAGAACGATACGTTTTTGATGCTGTTCGTCGCTTATGACGGTGCATCGCGACGCGCGACTAGTGGCCGTTCGTAAGTTCCTCCTCCTAAATCACCATAGAAAGTAACCACATGGACCACGCGAAGTTCTTCGCGGCGGTTCGCCCGTCGTTGTTCGGCGGTCGGCTGTCGCAAAATCAGGTCAACGGCATCAAGGCCATTCTTGACCGCTGGGAGGTGAAGCCCTCTGATGCTCGTTGGCTGGCTTACATGCTGGCGACCGCCTATCACGAGACGGACAACACCATGTGCGCCATCTCGGAAAACCTAAATTACTCCGCTTCTGGCTTGCTCGCGACCTTCCCGAAATACTTCACGATTTCCCAAGCCGCAGCATACGCCCGTCAGCCGCAGCGCATTGCCAATCGCGCCTATGCAAACCGCATGGGCAACGGCAACGAGGCAAGCGGCGACGGATGGCGCTATCGTGGGCGTGGGCTTGTGCAGATCACGGGCCGCGACAATTACGCCAAGTACGGTATCGCCGATGATCCTGATAAGGCGCTCGATCCGGTCAAGGCTGTCGAAATTCTGTTTGATGGCATGATCAACGGGCGCTTCACTGGGAAGAGGCTTGCCGATTATTTCAGTGCGACCGCGACCGACTGGGTCGGAGCACGCAAGATCATCAACGGCACCGACCGCGCCGCCGACATTGCCGGCTACGCCAAGAAGTTCGCGGCAGCGATTGAAACCGCTCGCTGAACGCATCCGGCACACTGACACCCATCCCATCCCGACCTACACGCAATCGAAAGGATCAAGCATGCTGAACACCAATGCGCTGCACAATATACTAAACATCCTCATCAGCCTCTCGGGGCTGCTCGTAGCCATCCTGCTTGCTAGCGGCTGCACGCAGCTCGCAAACGGTACACTGGAATGCTCGGGGTCTTTCGTTAGCCCGCAGATCACTGCCTTTGCGATTGCTGGGCTTGGTGCCCTGAAGGTATTCGTCAATATCGTGCGCGACGGTCTGTCCGGCCTTATCAAGCCGCAGCCTCCTGTCCAGAAATAACCGGTGCGCGGCACTTGCTTGGCTCGCGCCCCTGCTGATCGTCGGGGTGTGGAAACTTCGAACATCAATATTCACCGCGCGCATGGAGTAAGACATGGCGATCAATGATTTTACGACACTCCTGGGATCAATGCGATTTCAGCGATATCGTTGCGGAGGGCCTGATTGATGCCCGACAAGTACAATTCGCTCTATGAGTTGCTGAACGCATGGGGCGGTGGAGCGCTCGCTACCATTATCGGCGCCTTGCTCGGCCGGGTCATGTGGCATAGCAGCGAAGCGCGTAAAGGGCACCGCAAGTTCTTCGGCGCGGAACTGCTTTGGGAGTTTCCGGTAGCGATCGGCATGGCGCTGATCGGGGAGGGGCTTGCCTCCTATCTCGGCATTAATCAGCCGGTCGTATCGACCGGTCTGATCGCAGCGCTTGCCTATCTCGGCCCTCGCGGCGTCGAGGCGTTGCTATTGCGCTGGTTTATTAAACGGCAAGGCACCTAATGAGAAAGGCGGGTCACCCACGGTGCACCCGCCTTTTCGTGTTTGTGTCGTATCGCTCGCCATTCTGCCACTTCTAACCTCTGTTGCACATACAGCACAGATATATCAATTCAGTTGAAGTGTGGCGTTTGGCACACTTCAACCGATGACATTCCAATTGCATATCGATACCCGGCTTTCTCGTTACAATCCAGTAACTTACATGAGCAATTTATAATGTGGGGATTATGTTGTTCGATCGCATTCTTGATGTATTCCGGACTACCAAAGCGCGGCACCGGGCGGTGCTTGCGCCATTTCCTGAAAATCCAAAACCATCACCACGCTCCGACACTGCTGGCGATATCGTCGCCTTCTTCACGGTGAACTCGATCTATGAGACCGAGGCAGCCCGCATGGTTGCGTCAGCTTGGCGCTTGGGGCTTTCAGTGCACACCTGGCCTTTCATTAGCACCGGCAGTTGGGTGCGCAACGCCAGCGTAAAACCGACATTTCTTTTAAAGCAACGGGAAAGTCGGCGAGGGGCGCTGCTCTATGTAGATGTGGATGCAGTTTTCCATCGCGACCCTTGGCCTGTGCTTAGCGGCATGGATTGCGATATCGCAGTATACCGAGAGCGTGGCCGACTGCTTTCCGGCACAATCCTGATCAACGACACGCCCGCAGCCCGTGAGTTGCTTGCCGATTGGAAGCGGCGTTGCAATGAAAATCCTGAAGTTTGGGATCAAGTCGCCTTGCAGGAGCTGCTGGACGAAGATCGCCTATCCGACAAGCCTCGCTACCGTGAAGGCGCGCTGTCCTCCGCGTTCTGCTGGGTTTTTGATCGGGTGAGCAACGGCAAACCCGGCAAGGTCTATATCGAACATTTGCAAGCGAGCCGCGAAGGGTCACGCGCTCGCGGTCAGGCTCGTAAGGGCTTGATGCGCCGTCATGAACGGGTCCGAACAATCGAGCGCATCCTTGAAGAGAATAGGCAGCGGCTACTTCGGTAGCCGCACCATCGATCATTCGCCGGTTTGCGCCCTTCTGCCTGCGCGTCGCTCATTGACCCATTCCCGGTCGGGAAAGTGATCCCAGCACCAAAAGCTGTTTTGACCCTTTACCGGTTCGTAGCCGAGCATGCCCCAAATGTTGCATCCGGGATGCTCGCACCAATGTTCAAAATGTACCGGCTCTTCGGGCCGCATATTGGCCCGATGTTCATCAGTCATGTGGTCATGCTTTCTTTCGGCAGCAGTATAAGCCCGTCATCCGGAAAAGGCCGCTGTAGCGCCTTGGCCTCGTCCCATGGAGCCGACATCCAAAGCTCGATCTCTTCGGGAGTATGCAGGATGACCGGCATTGCTTTCTCGTGGATCGGCTCGACGATCCCATTCGGCTCCGTTGTGAGGAAGCCGTAGAGGTCGATCGTGACTTCTCCCTCTTTGATCTTTCGCACGGATCGCCATTGCGGCACCCATATGCCGGTGAAAAACATCAGCGGCATATCGTTGTTGCCGGCGAACCACGCGTTCGGCACTCGACCGCCTTCAACCCTGTTGCCATAATCAGGCTCAGCAAAACGCGTGAAGGGTACAAGGCATCGGTTTTCAATGCCGAGCCATGGCCGCCAGTGTTTGCTTTCGGTGCGCCGGACATTGGTCGTTCCGCCATCGGGCTCCGCGCTCAACAACTTCGGAAAATCGACTGACTGACCTTTCGCGCGCAACTTTGCTGCACGCTTTTCAGCGGCCTGCATGATTGCCGCGCGCGAGGTAGGCAACCCCCAACGGACCATAGCCAACTCCCGACCGGCTGCCGTGTTGCGAATGATCGGCCCCATACGATCAGGATAGACGTCCAGCGATGGTTCAAGATTGCCGATGCTGTCGATCATCGCGCGCGTGATCTGCCGAATGGCTTCCTGGTTGGTCGTAACATTGTACAGATTGCACATTCTAACCTCCGCTGGCGTCCAGATGCCGAGCTTTGAGAACTCCTCAGCGCGGACGGTCTCACCCCCTGTTCGCTCACGGAACATGAGCGCATTCTCCCTCTCGGCAAAGCAATATATCAGATAGCTTTCGTCGCAATAACGGCTGTGGCGTGTCCTAAGTCCAGGCTCGATTTCATAAGCCGACGCATTGAGTGGCCCCAACTCGCGATGGGTCATATTTTCGGTACGGACGATCACCTGATGCGGTCGATAGATATTGGTCCATCGCTGAGTTTGCTCCCATCGCCTTTTGACCATTGGGGTTTCCTAAAGTTTGACGTCTTTCCAGATCGGCTTTCGGATGTGCTTTATCTCCATCAGCTTCCGCACTCTCAGCCCGACCATTTCCGCTGCTGAAGGGCTTACGAGATCAGCCCGCAGATACTGCTTGGTGTCGCAGCGCTCGCAGCGGAATTTCTTTGGTATCCGTTCGACTGTGATGTCACCGCAGAGCGGGATTAGATCGGCTGGGAGATAGAGCCGCTTCACCCGGCAGAGTTGGCAATCAATCTTGATGAAGTAGGTCCGGTCGATGAACGACGACAGCGTCGGACGCCGCAAAACATCGTTACGGCTCGGAGACTTCTCTGGCATTTCCTCAGCTCAGGCTTAGCGCCCATCAGCCCACGTCAATGGCATCGATAAAAGCCTGAATCGTCTCATCGAGATTGGTCCCGTTCTGTGCCCATCGCGGGCCGCTGAGAAGGTCGCTTGGCCATTGCTGAATGCGAACCAGCCCACAGGTCTCGCCAGCCTTGTCATCGACAGCGATCTGAAGCTTGCCGAAGAAGATGTCGTCGGGAAGCTGGTAGATGCAGACCTGATGGAAATGAAGCCCAGACCTTTTGCTGATTTCAGATAGCAGCAACGGGTCCGCTTGATCGAGCTGCATTGGGTCTGGGCCTGTCCAGTAGAGGTCGATCTCCTCCTCAGAATAATCGATCAACGTATCGAGCAGCACGCGCATGCGCTCTAGATGGATACGCAGAGCTCTCGATTTCGCTCCGCTTTTGGCACCGATCTCATCATAGCAGTGGCGCTCAGCGAAGCGAATGAAGTCATCAAGAGCTTTTGCGTCGCTCTGGTTGATCGTCAGCATGCCGGCTTCCGACGCTGGAGGTGCTGTAAATTCGCCATTGAAAGGAATTATGCTTCCCATCGTCTGTCTCCTTCAGATTTGATCCATGCTCGGCTGCCAGCCTCGCGTCATGCCCTTGCTCATCACAGCAGAGGTAAGCGTTAGCTGGTGGCGAAGATGCTGAATGCGATGCACGAGGTCAGCGACAGCAGCTCGCGCGTCGCCGCCATGCGCGGCAATGATCGCCTCAATCGGATCGAACTCGGGTTCTTCGGGTGTGGCTGCTTGGGCGTTCATGAGGCACACTTCTCCGTTCCGCCGGATGACAGCGGTTCTCATCATCAAATTGTTGGTAAACTCAGGCCGGGGCGCAGCTTGGGTCTGTTCTTATTATGTTCACGTTAAAGGAGGAGAGTCAAGTTGACGAAAATGTTTCGTGGGGCTCTCTCTCGACATAATTGATTTCCTGATGCAATCTTTGATTGCCTTTCAAAGGAGATGCCAATGAAAGCGTATTACGAGCGATATCCACGACGGACATGGATTCTTACGGGCGCTATTATCGGCGCATTGGTCGGCCTTCTGATTATCGGCAATTTCGGTGTGGCTTCTGCTGGTCGTGGGCACGCGGTTTGGGGGTGGCTTTTTGGTGCCGGCCTGGGAGCATATGTCGGCTTTCGGGTCGGCGAATGGCGGCTTCGAAAGCAGACCGCCAACTCGCGGCATCTGTGATCAATCGGGAGGTGGGAAATGAAACCGCACGTCCGAGCGGCAGCGGCGGCTATAGCGTTAGCGCACAGTCGTCAGGCACAAATTTCATCGATCTACTCGTATGCAGAATCGTCGCATCGAAGTATCAGAGTGATTGTGAACGGCAACAGAATCAACGCTTACGACTACGCACGCTCTTGTCATATCACGGGTCAGATCGGGAACCTTTACGATTACGGCGTTAGTAAGAACTTCAATCTGAGGCCCACAGGGACCGGAGCATATAACGGCTACGACTATGACTCTGCATCGCACTTTACTGTGCGTGTGAATGGGAGAAATGTTCAGGTTTATGATTACGAGCATAGCTCGCATTTCAACTACTCAGGGTGATGGCGTTAGGGGAGTGCGTGGTTCTAGCCGACCGTCCTATTGACTGTGGTGGCAAACCATTGAAACGATAACGAAACTTTGATGGATATTTCCAAGGAATCTTATTGGAATGGCTTTGTTTTGCTTGGCCTTCCGAGGTCACAATTTTTCGGGCCACATTAAACGCAGAGTGATATACCGCTTTAACAGTGCGCGCGGGTCGATTGAATATGATCCGTGGAAATATTCGGGTGGCATGTCGGCATTGCAAATGCTCGCCTGTGGCCACGGGGAAGCCAATCAAATTGGTATCGGGAAAGCCTTCACCCATTTCTCGAAGGTTTTCTCTGATGGAAAAATGCCGTTATCCATCATTGGCGACCAATCAATTTTGGCGACCTTTGGGAGAGATCGCATGAGCCAGCCGGCATTCTTCTTACGTAACGCGTTGCCGTATCGAGCGAGATCATCGGCAAGGATCTTGGAAAAGAAGATGCAAGCGTCCATCTGAGAATTGATAGCATCTACACTATTTGGATATCGGGTATCTGTACCACCAGAAGTCGTATTGCCCAAGTAAAAGTGCGTGGCCTCTTCGGGAGACCGCTCTCGGCCCTTGTATTCAACGACTAGTTCCTCGCGGTAGGCTATCGCGTGGTCGAGACCTTTGTTGGCCCGCACCAGCTCGCTCAAAGCGGCTAGCCCTCGACCGTAAATCGAGATTTTCCCAAATATTTGTCTTTCAAGCTGTTCGATCGGCACGTTGACTGGAACCACTGTCCGGAATTCGAGTGTCGGCTTAAAGGGCAAACGCAACGGCGCGGTCAAAGTTTTGTTTGTCTCCCAGATCGCATCCCGTTGCATGCGAATGTCCTCGATCGCATCCAATATCGGCAACGCATGCTGACGCTTTGCATTTGCGAAGGCGCTGCAAGTCGAAAAGCAAAGGCTCAAGGCGGCGTTTACATTGTTGAGTTCGGTTACCACCGACTGCCTTCGCTGCTGTCTGCTGACTATCGCCTGCGCGCCCAGTGCACCAAAAAGCGCGCCGAACGCGCCAGTAGTAAGATTGTTAAAAGCAGTAGACTGAAGAATGGTAGATATAAGATTTGTCGCCTCTGGTAGGTTCATGCGCCGCCTCTCGGATGCTTCAGCTCGAAGCTCGACTCAATTCGACGCTCCTTTACGGCATTGTCACACCCCGAACGTCTAAAGTCACGGCATGGGCCGTTAGCGATTCAGTTTTGCCGTCCGAAAGCTAGTGCCGATCTGCACCACAGGTCGCGCTGAGCTACAAGTGCTTCCTATATGCTTCCTGCAACAGGGAGGCGTGTAGTCGGCAATCTAATAAGCTGTTGAAATTATTGGCGCACCCGACAGGATTCGAACCTGTGACCTTTGGAATCGGAATCCAACACTCTATCCAGCTGAGCTACGGGTGCATGCCTGAGGCGGGTTGACTCGCCTGTCCGATGGCAGGTTCTTAGCCTA